CGCGTGCTTTTTTGAATGAGCCTTACAACCTACAGCCTACTGTAGGGCTCACTCACCTCTTACTGCAGCCGAACGCCCTTCACTTCCGGAAACCGCTCCAAAAAGCTCTGCTGCGGCTTGGCGTCGGCCGCCATATCGCGCGGCACACCAACCCGGCCCGTCGTCCGCGACGGTCGCGGCTGCGCTTCGAGCACCGGGCGCAGCGCGTCGTTGTGCATTGTGTCGGCACCGCGCACCCCGAGCGACTTCAATGCGGTCCGGTAAATATCGGCCGGGTGCATCGCGTCCATCGCGAGATCGCCGACCCACGGGCGCACAAAACGCTCGGCGTCGCGCACCGCCCGCTGATTGCGGATCGCGCGGTCCTGGGCGATCTTGATCGCCCGGTCCATGGCGCTCTTGGTGACCACGCCATCCACGTCGTCCTGCTTGTTGGGTATCACTTCGTCCTCCGCCTCTCGCTTTTTCCGCTCTTCCTCGGTCTCGTCCTCGTCACAGGCTTCCTCCTGGTCGATGGACAGCTCGCTCGGCTCCCCCTCGCCCTCCTCGCCGCGCGTCTCCATGCCCTCGTCCGCACCGGTCTTCTCCTTGGCGAACATGCCGGCATTCGCCGGACCCTGATCGCCCGCGGTGCGCCGGTCGCCGGGTCCCGGAGGCGGCGGCGGGGGCGCTGGTCCGTTGCCGCCAGCGCCATTTGGCGGCTGCCCGGCGCTGGCGGCGAAGGCGTCGAGATTGTTGATGATCTCGGGGCTGACCCCCTGCTCTTCGAGAAACGCCTTGATCTTCGCCAGAGTGTCGTGTGGCTCGGCGTCCATCGGTGGGGCAGCGCCGCCCCCCACGGCGCCCATCGGCGGACCGGCTGACGGCGCGGTCGTCAGCTGGTCGGCGCTTTCGGCGTCGGGCGACAACGCGTCGAGCAGGTTCGCCAGATCCCGCAGATCGGCGTCCATCGCGAGCTTGCCACGCGCCGCGGCGGTTACCTTGTCTTTCAATGCACCGCGCCGCGCCGCATAGTTCTTCGAGGTGATCCCGGCGACCAGACTGTTGAGATCGATCGACTGGTCGGCCGCCAGCCGCGGCGACAGGTAGGTGAACAGAGCACTGCGCGCTACCAAGCCAGCAGGCGCTAGTTTTGCCATTTGGGTACTCCTTGCAATGCCGCTTGCAGCGGTCGGGTCAAAAGCAGAATCGCCAACGACGACATCCTTCCCAGCGCGTCCGTCTTCCACCAAAGCAACGTGATTGCCGCGTAGCTGGGTCATGATGCCGTCGTAGCGCTGACCGTCGGGCGTGACACCCGGGGTCATCACCGGGACATAGTGATAAGCGGCGCTAAGCTCTTTTTGCTCGTTGCTCTCGATCGCGTCGATCGCCGGCTTGGTCCAGAACACCAGCGAGTTTCTGAGGTAGGGATCGGCGAACTGCGCGTCGGTCCCGGTCGAGCCGATCACCAGATCGGGGCGGTGCTTGTCGGCGCTGATCGGGACGTGGTCCGCCATGATCGGCAGGTTGTTGAAGGTCTTGGCCCCCTTCGCCAGCTCGCCGGGGTGCCGCCACAGCAGGTACTTCTTGTCGGGGTCCAGACCGAGTTCGTCGTAGCCTGGTATCTCGCGGCCCCAATAGGGGTTGACCGTGGCTTTCGAGATGTTCGACTGGCCGACGTGCAGATGCCCGTCTTCACTGCGGCTGCGCACAGTCGCTTGATCAAGCGCCAGATGCTCGAACATGCCGGATCTAAGCGTCCTCATCGATCTTGGTTTTTGGCTTGTCGATCAGCCAGGTGAAGTCCGGCTCTTCAACCGGATCGATTGTGATCACCAGCCGCTGATCGCGCGGCACCACCCACCTCAAATACCACATACCGGCGTCGACCAGGAGCATCCGGACCCACCGGTACACCGTCTTCATACACGCGCCTTCACCGCGGCGTCGTCGGGCTTCTTACCCCGGATTCATCGTAAATATTGAGTATGTCTAGTAATATGTGGAATACCAGTCTTCTGCCAAAGATTACTAGCTTTCTTATTAGCCTCCTGCTCACTATTAGTATGGTGAACCATATTATGTAAACTTGGTTCACTATTTTCTTCGTATTTGTGAACAGAAAACTTACCGATTGGTTTATATGCCCCACCACCAGAGGAAATCCACTTCTGGCCTCCAGATTCAGCTATTTTTTTGGCGGGAGCGGCGCCTCCTGCTGCGCGCGTCGCAGCCGCTTTGCGCGCCCCTTCGCTAGTGCCGGCGTCGGTCGCTGGGGGCTTGTAACCGAGCTTCTCAGAAGCTGCCCAAGCCTTTTGCGACGCCTCTCCAGCCTTGCTGCGCACCATCGGGTTTATGTTCGTATGCATATGAAACGCGTGCTGATGCAGCGCCGCCGCGGCTCCATGACCTTCTTTCCCGGCGATGCCCTGGGCCTTGTGATAGGCGTGAGCGGTTCGGTGCTCGGCTTTGGGATCACCACCGCCTCCCCCAGACGCACGAGTCGCGGCGGCTTTGCGCGCGCCCTCGCTGGTGCCGGCGTCGGTCGCTGGGGGCTTATTGGCGGCGCGGATGATTCGGTTATGAGCCAGATTGCTCAAGAACGGGATCTTGGCTTCGTGTATCTGTTTCAACTGCGCCGGGTTCAATGAGTCGAGATGCGCGGTCATCTTTTTGTAAGACGGCGATGACGGATCGATGCGCTTGATCCCGCTCATCTGACTGCGCAGCTGATCGAGATGGGATGCGGTAAACTTGCCAGTGGGCGCACCACCACCGCCACCGCTGGTGAATTGGCCGGTATGCGGATCGTGTTTCACGGCGTCCAATGCCATGACCGGGAACCGCGGTGAAGACCACATGTTCAGTACCCTCTTACGACCAACCACCAGTCGGCGGGCGGTACGGCGATCCGGCTTCGCGCCTTTTGGCTCGCGACTCGGCACCGCTAGGCTTATACGGCTTTAGGGGAGATGGCCCCTTCCCCATCTGCGAGCGCAGAGCTGCACCACCGGCACCACCGGCGCGGGTCTGCGCCGCTTTGCGCGCACCCTCGGGAGTGCCGGCGTCAGTCGACGGGAACATCGGCGACTGCCAGTTGGCGGTTCCCGCCGTGCCGGTCATCCCATGGTCGCCCTCGGCCCCCGGCGACTGCTGGCCGTGCGCGAACCCGCCGTGCTGCGCATGCTCCAGCATTTGTTTTTGCAGGTTGTCGAGATCCTTCAAATGCTTGTCGGCAAACACCGTCGGCACCTGCTGACCCTTCATCGAATTGTATAGGTGCTCTTTCTGCTTGAACTGGTTCAGATGGTAGGCTTTGGCCGGGTCGACCGTCGACCCCTGGTGCGCCTCGCGCAGCTCGGGCTGATCAGCGGCGCGCGGTGTCGCCACCGGCGGGTTGAGCACCTGGCTGCTCACCGGGGCGCTGCGCAATGCTTGCGCGTGGATCGGATCGGTCGAGATCGCGCCGCGCTGGTCAGTGGTCGCCGGCAATTTGCCGCCGGGGTCGGCCTCGATGAACTCCTTGCCAACCGATTGCGGGATCCCGAGATTGGACCGCCCGCTCTTCGCCGCACCCATCGCGCGGCGCTGCGCCTCCGAGACCGGCGGATCGGTCGCGACATTGTTCCGCCGTCCTGGAGCCGTAAACCGAGACTGAGACGGCGCCAGATCAAACGACGGTGAACGCCAGCCGGTACGCCCGCCGCTGCGCGCGTCGACCGAGGGACGCGGCTTGATCGGCGGCGAGCCCCAACCGCCATTGTTTGTCGCGTCGCCGCAGTCCTGCAGCGGCACACGCGGGTTGCCGGCTTCGGTCAGGTGCGGCTCGCGGAACGATCCCGCTTCGAGCGAGGCTGGTGCGTTGAGCGAGGTGTCCTTGGTGCCGCCGCCCTTTACACCACCCCCCGTGGTGCCCTGCGGGCCGGCTGGGCTCGCCGTAGTCGGGCTGCCGGCATCGCCCCCGGCATCGCCCCCGGCACCGCCCCCAGGGCTAGGCAGACGCCCCCTGGGCATCATCCCGGCTTGTGCTGACGGGTGCTCGGGCTCGTCCGCTTCCTCGCTCAGCCACGCCAGAAGTCCGCGGACGGCGGTCTTCAACTGCCCGAGGAACTGCGCACCGTTCTGATCGGCGGGCATCGTTTCGCCATCACGTGCGAGTCGTGGTCGTCGTGGTGTGTCGAGTCGTGGTCCGCGGGTCGCCGGTAGGCCGGGTGAGATGCCCGGTTCCCGGCTCTTCGCCGCCCGGCTCTTCATCGGGCGCCGGCTCGGCTTCCTCGGACGCCGGCTCGGCGGGCGGCGTTTGCTGCGCCAGCCACGCGGCGTACTGCTCGGCAAGCATCGGTTCGTAGCGATGAAACATCACCCACAATTTGTCGAGATCCGACATTTTCGTGATCCTCCTGCTTACTCCGACTCTTCGGATTCCTCGGCTTCCTCGGATTCCTCGCCTGCGCCTTCGCCCGGCTGCGACAGGTCGACGATCGTGTCACCGACCTTTGGACCGGTTGTCGGCTCGTACACCAATTCGAGGTCGCCTTGCTTGTAGGTAAATTTGTCGTCACGATCGCTTTGCTTGTCGTCGCTCATCGCGGTTCTCCTCACTTCTTCTTCGGTTCATATGTTGGCGGCAACAAGTCAACAATCAATCGGCCATTCGGCATCTTGCCAACCAGACGCAGGTAGCTGCCGCGCTGGCCGATGACTTCGTACTCGGTATGGTGATCGCTGATATGATGCGCCGAGGCGGCTTTCGAACCCTTGGGCACCCGCACTTCCATGATCGTATGAGACCCCATCGGCGGGTCTTTCTTGACGCTCATCGATACAAACCCGACATCGCGAAACTCGGAGCCGATGTGCAGCCCCTTGAGAAATTCGGCGTATGAACCATCGACGCCGCGGGTCAAGACGCGGTCCTCGGGGAAGTCCGCCTTGTCGAGCCAGTCGGTCAGCTGAGAGATGGTCTTGCCGTATTGGCCGTGCTCGCTGACCAGTCCATAGCGCAGCTGCTGGTTGATCTCACGGTAATGGTGATCGGTGTAATTCTTGATCGCGGTGCGCTGCACCCCCGATGCCGTCGGCGGCGCCGCGTCGTTCAGCGCCGGCATCGCGGCGCCGGGAGAATTCGTGGTCGGCAGCGCATAACCGGTGGGATGATGCTGCGGCTCGGCGGGCTTTGGCGGCGCGGGCGGGACCGCCTTGGCCAGGATGTTCTCCTTGCGCTTGATCAGCATCGCGGCGAGCGCCGATTTCTCGACTGTCGAGCCCGGCCCGTGCACGTCGACCAGGTTGCGGATCTGCGAATCGGTGATCTGTCCCAGCCGGTCGGCCGAGTTTTTCAGCATCGCGGGCGTCATGCCGCCAAACAGATCCGCCGAATCCTTGTTGGTCTTGGCGTCGCGCATCGTCTCCCACTCGCTCGCCGCGGTGTTGAACGCCGACCCTTTGGAATCGCCCTGCGCGCGGTAGAGTAATGCACCGCCGACATCGACGGTCATCGGCTTGCCGCCGATGATCTGCTGATTGTCGCCGCCCAAACCAGCGGCATCCCAGTTCGCCAGCCACGCATGCGTTGCGAAATGCTTCTGCGCCTCGCGCTTCTCGTCCGGGGTGAAATTCTTCACGCCGCCTTTCTTGTCGGGCTCCTGCCAGTCGGTGACGACATTCTTGGGGTCTTTGTCGGGGTGATAGTTGAGGGTCGGCGAGCCCACCGCATTGTAGAGCGCGGCAGCCAGCAACTCGTTCTTGGCGTGATCGGGCGACTTGAGGAACTTGGCGTAATACTTGTTGCCCTCGTCGTCCTCGTACTGCGCTCCGGGGTTGCTGCCGAGTTTCCCGCCGACCTTTTTCATCGCGCCGGTATCGACCGTCTTGCCGATGACCGGCTTGGGCGGCGCGATGAAGTGGTTGGTCGCAATATTCCGGTCGCGCTCCTTGTTCAGGAAGTCGTGCAGCTTCTCGGGCGGGACCAGACTGACGCCTTCGCTCTCCTTTTCGAACTGGGTCGGCGAGCCGCCGATCCGCTTGGCGAGATAATACCGCGTGATGCTGGTCTCGCCGAGGTAGTCACCCGCCAGCCCGGTGATCTCGCCGTGCAGACCCGACTCCTCGAACGCTTCCTTGATCGCGGTCGCCTGCAACGACAGTCCCGGGTCCTGCGTCCCCTTCGGGTATGTGTAGTTGTAATCGCCATAACCACCCTTCGGCTTGACCAGCCACACGCGACCATCCGGTTCCTGGATCAATAGCCCGGCGCTCACATGCTTGCCGGGAGGAACCTCTATATCCGGCTCGACGAGATCGGGCTTCTGCCCGGCGACCTTGTTCCAGCCCGCGGTAGTGGTGGGCGCGTTGAACGGCTTGAACGCGACACCGTTCAGCTCGTCCGGCATCGGGCTGCTGGCGGTCCAGTGCTCGACCTCGCTGGACTTCTTGGCGAACTTGCCGCCCGGCCCGCGCGGGTGCAACTCCTCGAACGCGGCGTTCAGCTCGTCCTGACCAGAACCCTTGGCGACAACCCCCTCGCCCTTCTTCCAGATCTGCCACTTGCCCTGGTTTTTGGCGCCGGTACCGATGACCAAGGTCTCGGTCTCGTTTGTGGCGTCGCCATTCGAGTAGCGAAGCGCGGGCTCGGAGACGGCTTTCGGGTCGGCGGCCCATTTCGTGGCGGTCTCGTGCGAGTAAATCTTGCTGGCGCCCTTGGGCTTGACCACGGACGCGGCTTCTTTAGTCGCAGCCTCGGTTTCGGCTTCAAGTTTTGGTGATCCCCAAGTGACAGGACCGTTTACCGCACCAAATTCAAGGGCACTCTTCAGTTCTGCAAAGCTGTCGCCCTTTGCTTCGAGATCGCCGTTCTTCTCCTTGATCGTCCATTTACCGCCGGGGTCCACCTTGAGAACATGACCGGTGGCCGGGTTGACCATTTCACCGTAACCGGCTACCTCAAACCCCATGCCTTGGGCTGTTTTGGTCACCTCCATGGAGGTGACTTTGGCGGCTTCAGGCGCGGCTGCGGGCTCGGGCGACGGCCCAGCGGATTTGGCGGCGGCGAGGTGCTTTTTAACCGCGAACTCCAGATGCCCAGCGGCCTCGCCCTCCTGGATTACCTTGCCTGCTTTATCGAAGATCGACCATGTCGCGTTGCCCGACTCTGCCGCCGGGGGCTCGACCTTCACAGAAATCTGGGTCGCTGGTTCCTGGAACAGCTGACTGCCGCCCGACCCCTCACCCATAAACCCGAACCCCTGCTTGCCGAGATCCTTTTTGTAAAAATCCGGCACTTCGGGTTTATAAGCTTCGGCTTCTTCCTCGCTTTTGGGCGCGCCCTCGCCTTTGGGCGCGAGCTTCAGCAGGTCGGCCTTGTACTTCTGGACCTTCTTCGCGTAGGTGTTGGTGCCCGGTGTCGGGTACGCCGCGACCTTGCTCCAGTCGCCCGCCTTGGCGTGCGCGTGCAATGCGTCCAGGTGCTTCTGCTTGCCGATGTTCGCGGCGTGCTGCGACTGGATCTGCGGCGGCTCCGGGATCGCGCCACCGCCTTCACTGGTGCCCTTCGCGATAAACTGGCCGGTCTTCGCGCTTTGCGGATGCTCCTGCGGATCCCAGTCGGCGTCCTCGGCGAAGTCGTCGTCCTCGACATCGTCCTCGACCTCGGCATCGGTGAACCGGTCGCACCAATCCGCCGGCTTGACCGGCGGGCGCACCAGCTCGCAGTCGTCGACGCCGAGGTAATGCCCGCACTGCGCACAGTGGTCGACCCCTTGCGCCGGGTGCTCGAACGCGACACTCGCATGCGACAGCAGCGCGGCGTCGTGCGCGAACCCGCGTGCTATCCCAACATCGCGCGCACCGGTCGGAAACGGCAGCGCGGGCGACCTTGTATCCCCCATCGGCGGCTGCATCGGCGGGCCGCCCGCGCCATTGGGCTTCGCGCCGCCTGGAGGACCACCCGGGCCGCCGGGTCCCCCCATTCCACCCGGCGGCATCGGCGGCTGCGGCAGCGGCTGCGACAAATCGAGACCGGCGAACGGCGCATCGTCGTCCTGCGCCAGCGCCTCACGGACCTCTTGGCCGTCGACCGCGCCCATGTTCATGTAGAGTTCACGGGTCTGCGCGACCGTCGAACTCAATTCTGCCTGCTCTTGCGGCTTGAGCTGGCGCAGCGGCACGAAGTCGAACGTGATGTCGTGGTCGATAAAGCCCCACATCGACAACTGGACAAAGTCGATGACCGAGGTCAGCGGCTTGCGGAACAGCAGTTCCTGCAACGCGGCGATCCAGTCCTCGAACGAGATCAGCTCGCCCTCCGACGAGGCGTTGAGACCGGCCGGCTGGATGCCGAGCAGTTTGACCAGCGGGATGCGGGCGATCGCCGCCATGTGCTCCTGCGCCTGCGCCTGCAGGTGATCGAGCCCGCCGAGCGGCACGCTGACATTGCTCCAGTCCTCGGCGTCCTTGTCGACCAGGATGGTGCCCTGGTTGTTCTTGATGTTGTTGAACAGCGCCACGCGGGCGAACATGTTGTCGCCGCCGACCGCGGTCGTGGCGTCCATGTTGGTGTGCAGCACGTTGTGGCTGAAATTCTGGATCAGATCAGAGACTGACTGGCGGGTCCTCAACCAATTGTCTACGTAGGGCTTGAGCATTTGCGACATTGACAATCCGCCAAACGCGTAGGCGGGCTTGAGGATGTCGGGGACTTCACGGCTGACAAATGTCAATAATCGCGATTTGTGGATTTCGCGGCTCATGATGTACCAGGTCGTCGGGCTGTACCAATCGCGCTTGAGCGGGTCCACCGACTCGTAATGCGTCGGGTACGCCCAGGTCGCCTCGACCGGCTGCAGTCCGATCAGCTTCTGGTTCTTGTCGGGGCCGATCTTGGTCTGGCTCATCACCGACCGGCCGCTGCCGAGATCGCTGAGCAGTTCCTCGGAATCGTCGGTCATCCCGGTGTCGAGGTACAGATGCCCGCGGCCGAAGAACCCGTCGCTCTCGGCGCATTTGCGAAAGCAGTTGCGGGCGTCGAGCGCGTCGAGCCGGTCCTCGATCGCCTTGATCCGGTCGTGCTTGCTGTCGTCGCCGCTGGCGGCTTTGAGTTCGATCCATTCGCGGGTCATCTCGCCCGCGATCGTCTCGGTGACGACGCGGTACTCGGCGCGCTGCGCCAAGGTCGCGAGATAGCTGTAGCCGAGGAAGACCACGCCCTCGGCGAACGCCGAGTAGATGACATCCTGCGCCGCCCAGCCATACGTGCCCATGACCGTCTGGTCTTGCGCCAGAGTCGGGATGCCGGCGTCGCGTACCGCCTTCTCGACAACCGGCGGAAAGAGCCGGTTGAGACGATCAAAGTCGTACGCCGAGAACGGCTGCGGCTTGCGCGCGCTGTGCTCCACGACGCTGTCGAGAATCCGCGAGATCGGCTTCTCGGTCCGTGCGACTTCCTGCAGATTGGTGATTTTGGTGTCGCTCATTTTAGTGCTTGACTTTTTCGTCAATCACGCTATATAAGCAGGGGTAGGGCAATCGAGCCCCACCACCGACCGGAGAGAACCGATGACGACGCCCACCAGGTTGAGCAGCTTCGACTTCTGGCTGACTGCCCGCAATATTCGGCACGAACCCATGACCGTATGGGTCGAGGGTAAGGAGCGGGACGGGATCTACATCCGGTTCATCGATCGTTGGCCGGCAGGGTGCGATACCGTTGCGACGCAGGGCATCGACCAGGAAGCGGCGCTGCGCGGTCTCACGGTCAGCATCGGGGACAAAGGCGTGTGCTTTTATTAATCCCCTCTTGATCCACGGAGAGAACCGATGATCACTAGTGAACAAATCGAGCAGCTCGCGACCCGCAAAGGCGTCCGCAAGATCGCCGTCGAGAACTTCCTCGGCACGCTCGGCAACGAAGGCCTGCACGACGCGATGCGCAACATGGTCCAGGACGCCCGCGCCTACCAATGGAACGCCGCGACCCAATCGGCGATCGCGCGCGGCATTCGACTGCACTACGGGGCGCGCTAGGCGCCCCTCTCTTCCACGGAGACCGAAATGACCAACCACAAACTCGACCCGGTCGTGCTGGGTCAATTCACCGGCACCGAGCAATGGTTCCGCCACGGTCTCGCGCGCAACGTCCTCTACACCGAGGGCGTGCAGTACGTCGCCGAGACGGCCGGCGCCTACTGGCTCTTGGACGAGATCGCCTTTGGCCAGCACCGCCCAAAGATCCGCCGTGAAGAATTCCAGGTGTGGAAACTCGTCGTCGCGGAAAACGGTACCGCCAAACTGTTTGTCGAGGATGGCAACGACAACAAGGTGTGGTCGAAACGGATCGACTACACCGACTTCCCGGAGGGAGGAATTACTCTGTGGTTCACTGGCGGCACCATCCTGCTGCCCAGCGAGTATTGATAAGGGGCAAATGTGATGGACCCAAAATCTGGAAGTGAAACAGCTATGAAAAGCCTGGATCTCGACGTTGACGCGCCGGACAAGGTCGCGGCGGTCCTGCGTCATGCCGCAGAGCAGTATTACGAGAGCGCTGGCGTGCTGCAGAGCGCGTGGCAGGATCGCGACCCACACCGGGTGTGGAGCAGGATTGCGCGGATCCTGGAGCGTGCCGCGGCGCAGATCGACAAGTTATAGTGAACCCGCACGGCCAGGAAACCCAAAGCCATGACGCACGACGCACGTACTCCCGAGCGCACCTCGAAGGATTACGCGATCGAGTTCGGCGAATATCTCGCCCGGGCGGCGGATCGTTACCTTGCCGTCGTCGACGCGTGGGAAGAGGGTTACGCCGAGGGCGACGCCCGACGCTCGCTCGAAAGTGCGATCTACGAATTCCGCAAGCGGGCAGCGAGGGCGAAATGACCGAGCCGACCGCTCTGGGTTGCCAGCAAATGGACGAGCACAAGGTCATGGTCGTATGCGCCGCCGACGGCAGCAGCACGCCGCACGACACGAGGAAACCACTGTGATGGACGACCTCTGATGACCGAGCCCTCGCTGGAGCAGTATCTCGAAATTCATTGCCGCCATCTGCAAGGCGCGATCGGGAAAGTGGCGGCGGGCAAGGATCTGCCGCCGCTGTTCGTCATGGACGGCGCGGACGGCGCGACCAGCGTCGTCGACCCCAAGTCGATCCAGCTGGGCGGCGGCTTCGAGAAGGATCTCACCATGGCGCTGTTCCGCGCGCTGCTGGTCAAGGTCCAGGCGGTGCGCTACGCGGTCATCACGGCGTGCTGGATGGCTACGGTCGAGTCCGAGGAGGCCGAGCGCGCACAGCGCGAGGGCACCGGCGGCTTCCTCAAGGACCGCCGCACCGAGGGCTACCAGATCACCGTCGGCGACCGCACCGGCAGCTTGTTCGCCAGCTTCGACACGGTGCGCGACTACAAGGGCAGGATCCGCGAATTGCGCCGCCGGCCGCAGCCGCCCGCCATGATGTTCGAAGGTCGGTTCATGGATCTGCTGACCACCCGGCAGTGAAGCGCGCTTGGTTCACCCACTGGCAATGCCCGACGTACTGGGTCCAATACCGACCGCGCCGTCCTCCTCCCTATCCCGGTTGCCGCACGCGGGACAGAAGTGCCCGGCCAGCCGTGGCCCGCGGTGATTGTGCCGATACTTGGCGATTGCCGCTGGATCTTCGATGCATTCCCGAATGGCCCGCCGAGCGCGCCACTCGGTGGTGAAGAAGCCAAGGGCCGTTCCACCCGGCAGAAACGCCCGGTAGGGCCTTGTCAGGCCGCGCGCACGAGAAACGCAACCGCGTCCCTTTTTGCCCGGATACTCGTCCAGGGTGGCGCGGCGCACCCTCACGGCAACATCCCAATTGCGAAAAATCCCGAGCAGGGTCCAGACGCCGTGTACCATGCAGCCGACGGCAAATCGCTCAGGCACGTGCACCCCGGCAGGCACGATATAGATGCCCGGAACGCCAGAGGCGCGCCACGGCGCCCTACTCATTGGGTGGCGACGATCATGCCCCGATCGGTGAAGCTCACAACCGCATGCCCGGCGTCCCCACCAGAGCGCTCAGTTCTTCCAATTGCAAACGCAGCGCGAACGGCAGCGGGCGCTCCTTCACGCCCTCCCGCAACCGCTCTTCGAGCAGCGGGAGCAGTGTCCTGACAGTGTCGACCAGCTCCTGGTACCGGCTTTCTCCCCACATGCCGCCGCCTCCCTGCTACCATCGCGGACCCGGCTCGGCGAGCCGGTCCAGCGATGGCCGATTGAACACCAGGGACCGCGCCAGCACCGACGGGTCGACATCGAGCATCTGACGCTTGGCGAGCAAGTCGACGATGACCCCGGCGACGACATTGGCCAGATCGTCGTGCGCGTGCGGCGGGTGGTCGATCGATTCGTGCCCGCCGCGCGCGGTGCGCCGCTCCAGCGTGAGCAATTGGTCGTAGAGCCGGCGGTCGTCGATCAACTGCACACGGCCGGCGTTGAGCAGCGGCAGGAACTCCAGATAGATGTCGGATTTGCGCTTGTCGGCGACCTGGTAATCGATGCCGGCGATGCGGAAGCGCTCGCGCGGCCACTCGCCGCCGTAATGGTCGCCCTTGACGCGAAACACCCGGTACAGGCGCAGCAGCTCGGCGAACTCGGTGACGACCGCCTCGGGCGAGAACGGCGGGCGGCGCTCGCGGACCACATCGACGACCCCGCGCTTCGATTCCTTGTCGACATGACCGATCGCCAAGGTCATCGAGTCGCTCGATCCGCCGCTGGGGTCGACAAATGCCCGGTACTTGATGGTCTGCGGCATGGGCGGCAGCTCGCGGACCTCGCGCACGACCGCGTCGTCGAGGACCTCGCGGGTCAGGAAGGCGTCGACATCGACACGGAACTCGGCGCCGTATTCGGCGCGCGCCGCGACCGGGTCCTCGGCGTATTTCGCGTCGATGAAGGCTTGCGGCACGGTCGGGTTCATGACCCGTGTCGCGGCCTTCCAGATCAGCGGGCCGCCGGTCCTGCCATAGTACCGGTCGTAATTCTCCCACAACACGCCGCGCCGGGCATAAGGCGACGACGCGCCGAGCAGGAGAGCGTTGGGGATTGTCGCCATCGCCGGTTCGAGCGCCGCGATGATCTCGCGATCCGGGTTGAGGCTGCTCTCTTCGCTCCGCCAGAACGCCAGCTCGTCGCACAAGGCGGCGAGCACGGTGCGCGACCGCACGGCGCGGAACGACGCCGTGACGACCTCGATCAGCAGATTGCCTTTGAGCACGATGCTCTCGGCCGACTCGGCGACCACTCGCGCCTTCAATTTGTCGTGCGCCACAAACGCCTTGACATAGCTCATGATCGTACGCGCCTGGCGGCGGTCCATCGCCAGTACCGGGATGACGCCGATCTCGCCGGGGTCGAGGTAATGCGACCAGTCGAAGCACATCGCCAGATAGACCGCGATCGCGGCGAGGATGCGGCTCTTGCCGCCGCGTCGACCGATCGGCATCCACACCGAAGGCGGTCTGGTCGTCGGCGGGGTCGACAGGTTTGTGCAGCGCTGGAAGATGCGATGCTCGCCGGCTGTGGTCAGCGGCTCGACAAACACCGCCTTGATAAAGGTCCGCCACGCCAGCCAGTCGTCGTCGTGCCACTGCGGCCCGATCAGCTCGCCGAGAAACGCGGTCGGTCGACCGCTGTAGTCGTACGCCCAATCCTCGGCGCGCGGCTGCGCTCGGCGCGCGCCGAGCGCGTCGCGATAGACACGGTCCTGCAGGGTCAGCAGATAACGCTCGGCGGCGGGGCGTTCCATGGGCATCCTCTACGGAGCCCGCTGATGCGCGAAAGCCGCTCCCCAGCCACCGGCACAGGGGCAACCGGTTTCGCCCAATAGGCGGCGTCCGCCATTGGCGAAAACCGCCTCGTCCCCGTCCGTCATGGCTCGGCCCTCCCTGATCCCTCTCACGGCGTGGCGGACACGGTGAGGTACTGCACCGTGCCGCCGTCCCCGCTCAGCCCCAACCCCAGCGGGCTGACGATGATATTGGCGGTCGCGCACTGCATGCAGCTGAGCGCGAAGGTGCCGCCGTCATCGGCATAAGGTGCGGCGAACATCAGGGTTCCGGTAAACGCCGAGCCGTCGCTCCACGCCGCGGTGACCGTGGCGACGGTGGTGCCCAGCGGCGTGTCCGCCGGGATCGCCGGCATCTGTGGCGCAAAGGTCAGGGTCAGCGTCGGCGTCGGCGGCGGCGGGGGTGGCGGGGGTGGCGGGGGTGGTGGTTGTGGGCAGGGTGGTTGGTGCCCATGGCCGCACGGCGGCTGGTGGGGAACCGCCTGCGCGCTGCAGTAGGTCAATGTCACCCCCGCCAGCATGCACAGCCCCAACAGCGCCCGCAGCGGCATCGGCATCGGCCCCTCCCGATCTATTGTTGTGCCGTCAAAAACCCCGTAGAAGCCCGTAGGCACGCGTGGAGCCCCGAGGGCTAGATAACCCCGGCCAAAGCCGAAAGGGCCATCGGGCGGCCTTCGCCGCAGCGCGCAGGGAGACCTGCGGGGCCTCGGGCCGCGCGGGCAACTACGACCGCGCCCCGCGCGGGCAACTACGACCGCGCCCCGCGGCTTGTCCCAGGCTAACTCCCCACGCGCGTCTCTGGATTGTTATGTATCAATGCGCGGTGCCGACATCAGCCCGGCGTCGCATTCAGCGGGTTGCCCGCGGTGCCGTCGGGAGGCGCCGTGGCGGCAACCGCCGGGGCGGCCACGGTCACGACATACAGCGGGTTGCCTGCTGTCCCGTCGGGCGGGACTGTCGGAGCGGTGCCCGGAGCCGTGGTGGTGACCACGTAGAGCGGGTGGTTCTTCGAACCGTCGGGGGGAACAGGCATGCGAGTCACTCACTGGCGCTGAGCATGCGGGGGCAGATCGACTCGACTTACTTGAACAGCAAGGCGCGCACCGCGCAGTCCTTTGCCTCTAATAGCTTGCGCAAGCAGACCGTGCGCTCGGGGTTGCGCGGCAACGCGACGACGAGGTCGTGCGCCAGATCGCCGAACACCTTGCTGATCGACTGCAATTCCGGGCGCAGGTGCTCGTAGCGGAAGAATTGCAGCAGCGGCTCTGAGACGGGATCGTCAGGCATCACAAAAGCCCCGCCCTGAGGGCGAGCCACTCCGGCACTTCCATCGTACCGCATTCGCCTTCAAGTTCGTCGACCGCCCCGTGATCCGGCGTCCATGTGCACAGCGACTTCGGCAGCCAGACGTGCACCCGCCCGTCGTAGAACCGGTAAGCCAGCGCGGTCGGGCGCTCGACATCGAGATTGCCGTCAAGCTCGACGAGCTTGCTGTCGGTCATCCGACCGGCCGAGTGAGCTTGCGTGGTGCGATCTGCTCGACCGGCGCACCCGACTCGATCACCGTGAACTCGCCGTCGACCATCTGCTCCAGATGAGTGATCGCCTGCGCCAGTTCTTCCTCGGACAAGGTCGACGGATCGATCGTCATGCTCTCCCCGGACCCGGCCTTGTGCTTGTCGATGATCCCATAGTGCTTGGCCAACAAACCGTTGGCGATATCGGCGTTGGCCATCAGGACCTCGATCCGGCCCTGCTTGTCGAGCTTGACGCCGCGATACAGCGCCTGGGCGCCCTTGGACAGTTTGCGGGTGTCCGCGGTCACGTTGATTGTCACCCCCTGACCGGCGCACTCGGTGCAATTCGGGTTGGGGTCGCGGCGCGTCGTGTAGCCGTCGCCGCCGAGCGTGTCCAGACCAAGCCGGTTCTTGCCGCACACCCAGGCGGCGCGGTCGGCGTCGGAGCGCGGCCACAACGCGTCGAACGGGCGGTCGCTCAAGCCGTATTCATGCGCCTTCAACAACCGGTCGAACTCCGCTTTGGTGAATTGGTAGCGCCCGTTCAATCCCCAGCAGAAGCGGCACGGCAATTTCCAGATCTGCACCAGATCGCGCGGGTCGGCGGTGGCCACCTCCCACAGCTTGTCGAGCACAAACTTGGCGCCTTTGAGGGCACGCCCACTGTCGAGAAAGGTGCGGCGCTCCTTGACCGCGCGCTGCACGTCGTCACGCCGGATGATGTGCTCGGCGGTCGTCAGGTTGATGTTGCAGCGCTGCGCCGCCTGCGCAATGTTCAAATCGACCAGATACTCGTCGACCAGCCGCTTGTGCGACGGCTGCAGACCGATGTAGTCGTAGGGTATGGCCGGCTTGTAGTTGTTGATCGAGCGGGACTGCGGCATCTGTCGTGTCGTCAGCGCTTCACGGCTACCGCACCAAGGCTGAGCGTCGTTCCCCCGGCAGCGGTTTTCCCATTAGCAGCAGATGGCGGGCTTGCCAAGCGTTTTTTATCCGGCTTTTTTGGCGGTGTCAGTGGCGCGGGCGGCGCAGCATGGTCACCGCCGGCTCGTTGAGCGCATCGTCGAGCAGGTACAGCTGCGCACTCCAGCCGTGCAGTGTCAGCACCGGCGGGCAGGCGAACACCGTGGCGCCGGTGATCGCGATGATCGGATAGCGGTTCTGCCGGGCGATCAGCAGCGGTGTCTTGTCGTACTTGGCGGCGGCGGCCACGGTGTTTTTCCAGAACCCCGCCAGCCGGCCGGTGTCGCACAGCAGACCCCGCGCAATGGCCAGATCACGGTAGTGCTTGGCCTCGATAAACGTCCGGTCGCAGAACCGGTAGGCGTCGCGGGCAATCGCGGTGAGATCGCCGCTCTGCGCCCGATTGACCTCGTCCTTGGCGAGCTGCAACGTGGCTCGGCCGCCCGACATCGAGGATCGCCACAGCAGATCGGAACGCTCGCCGTGCGACAGCCACAACGACAATTTACGGCACAACAGACGCTCGAAGGCGCTGCCTTTGAGATGGCCCTTCATCACGACATAGATGTGGTGTCCGAATGGCGGAATCGAGCATCGACCGGAGAATGCACACCGGATGGATAACGCAATCCAAGGTTGCACACCAAGATTGCCCAACCGGGTCAACGATTGGTCACGGCATGTCCTCGCGCGGCTTCGCTTCGCGCCGGTCGCCTTTTTCGACCTGAGCGAGCAGGAACCCGAGATAGGCGTGCAGCTGGCGCAGCTGGGTCCACGGCAGACAGGCTTCCAGGCACGCCTCGAAGGCTCGCCCGGTGTCGGCGCTGGCGCCCTGCGTCGTCAGCCGCAGCCAGCACCAGTCGACGCGGTCGCCGCCGACATGCTCGGCGATCTCGCTGTAGCTCACGCTCAGCGCGATCTCGTCGGTTTCGGCCTCGATCAGCGGGTGGTCGGCGTCGCGCTCGCCGAGGGTGATCTTGCCGTCGGTCGCGACCTCGAAGCGGGTGGTGATCTCGGCCATCGGCTCGATCGGAACGGGACCAAAGGGCAGGCGGTCGACGATCATAAAATCCTCCAAAAATGGCGGTTTTGCTCACTATACACGGCGCCCATCGCGAATCCACTCCTGCACCGCGCGGGCCGCTTCGACATATTCCCGGCTCGGGGTCAGCGTCGTTTCCTGCCCCGGCTGGTACGCCCGCCAGATCCGCTGCTGCAGAGACCGCGGCAGCATCCGCCAATGACGCAGACATCCCCATTTCGCCGGGGGTACCTGCCGGTCGCATCCCGGCCAGTGACATTCATGGGTCCGCGTCTGCTGCGCGGCACGGACATGATCGGCTTTCTGCTTGATCGTCGGCATTCTGGGTTTCCCAATCGCTATCAGGCATGTCGCCGTTTTCATCGTCCTCGACGGCTTCATCGTCCTCAATGAACTCGACGCCGCAAACAAGGCGCAGCTTGTTGCCGTGCAGGTCTGTGTCGCGCAAAGTTATGCGAGCAATCGGCGCTATGCCGCAGCCGAGCCCATCCATGAGCGGCTTCAGGCTGTCAGGCATCTTACGCAGCAAATCGAGGATATTGTCAGTCGTGAGCATCATTTGCTCTCCGGTCAGCCGTCGAACTCGCCATCCATCGCGCGGCGCGCGATCGCGTCGAGCCCGGCGGCTCTGGCATCCTTGACCAATCGACTGATCGGGAACGGCAGCGGTGACGTGAAATCGCCGTAATACCCGGTGGCGGCGCGGTCGATCATGTCCTGCGGCGCACCGGCTTCACGCAACGCGAGGGTCAGCCTGGCTGCCGGGGTAAGCTGTCTCATCGCCGCGCGTCCAATTCCTCGACCTCCGAAATCGCCGCTTCCCAGTAGCGCCCCTCGGGACCGCACAGGTCGGGATCGTCGCGCATCCCGAGGCAGTCGCGCGGGTGCGGCTGCTGCGGGGTTCCGGTGACATAATCGGCGAGCGGGGGCTGCAGCGCAGCCGGGTGCCGACAACTCCAGTCGTAGGGGCGAGGGGTGCCCAGCTCCGCTCCCCGGTTCAGTGCCCATTTACAATCCTTGCACAGCTTCAACGGTTCAATCCTCGTCCTCCGGTGTCGTCCAATGCTTCTGATGCTCGCGCATCCAGTCACAGAGATCGCACAGCGTTTCTATCGCTATCTTGGCCAGCCGCAGCCCCTCGTCGAGCGGCGGCGGTATCGGCTGCTTGTCGGTCGTTGCCGCATCCGGCGGATGCGCAATGGCGTGGCACAGGTCGACGCACGCGTCGCAGATGTACACCATCGGGGCGACCTCGTGCTGCGACTTGCCGCAAAAGTTGCAGTACAGCGTCGTCATGGCGGGTCGAAGATGGCGTCTTGTCCCGGTCCCTGGGCCTGGAACTTGCCTTCGTAGGGTTGTTCGGTCGCGCTCTCCAGACGAAAAAAGACGGCCTGCACGATCCCCGTCCCCCGGCGGATCGTGATCGGTTTGTCGCCATAGTGCATGTTGACCTCCAGCCGCAGGATTCCGCGCCAGCCCGGTTCGATGACGGTGGCCGCGTGCTCGATGTGGAGGCGTGCCCAGGTCGACTTCGAGTAGAGTAACCCCATGACATCGTTTGGCATGTCGAAGCGCTCGATGGCGTCGACGCGGGCGGAGCTGCTCGGCCACAGGGTGATGTCCTCGGCGGTGCGCAGGTCGTAACCCGCCGGTCCCAGGCCGTAGGTGACCCCGTGTAGGCGAGTCCGTTCACAACACGGGGTGAGGATGCCGAGGGTACGGATGGTTTGCGCCGGTAGGATCATGTGTCACCGTGGTATTCGGGCCGTCCTCACGGAATTGAATCGTAGTCGGGGGTTGGTTCGCGCCGAGCACCTTTTTCTCGCACCCAGTACAATGAGAGCGTCCAACGCCCGATCGTAAGAAACACCCAACCCCGTGGTAATGGTCCCAAATCGGCGGATTTGCATCGGTATCCCCTTAGCCAGACGCGGGTCATCTGGCATACTTGGCGATCGGCGGTTTGAACGCCTCCTCGATTTCCAGCCAGCGGGCGCGCGTCGCCGCACGCAATTCCCCGGCATACTCGGACAACACCGCCAGATCCCGCCGGTCGCGGGCTTTGCGGATCGCCAGACCATAGCGCTCCAACGGCTCGGAGAGATCGCGGGAGTCGGCCTTGTTCTTTTTCAACCAGCTGACCATCGACAATTCGTCGTCGACGCCATAGCCGAATAGCAGCAGGAAGTCGATTTCGTAGAACGGCAGGCTGATCTTGTTCTTCTTGTTCTGCGCCCGGACATGGATGCCGACCACGCGTTCGACCCCGCCCAATGCCTGCCGCCGCTCCTTCTGCACTTCGTGCAGCCAGACTTCCTGACTGGCGTAGAACCGCAGGGCTTTTCCCCCCGAGCGGGTCTTCGGGACAAACATGTTGCCGATGTTGTCGCGGGTCTGGCTGATGATGAACAAACAACAATTCTTCTTGCCAACCTCGGCGATGTGGCGGCGGAAGATCTCCGAGAAGGCCTTGGCTTTGTCGGCTCCGTAAGTCGCGGTGCCGATCTTTCGCTCGACCTCGGCGTTGCTCGACAATGCATCCGCCGAATCGAGGCAGTAGAGCGCGGCGGGGCCATCGACCCGCTTGAGAAAATCACTGAGATCGTCGCCGAAATCCTCGACGGTATGGATCTGGTCGCTGATCACCGCGATGCCGGGCGGCAATCCCAGGGTCAGCGCATAATCCTGGTCGAACGCCGACTCGCTCTCGACATAGCGGATCGCCTCGACCCCGTAGAGCCGATCGAAATTGGCGCACGCCTCGATCGCCAGCAGAGTTTTGCCGGACGACGAATCGCCGACCACGTTGACCACACGGCCCAGCGCCCAGCCACCGCCGTTCTGCAGATCGAGCAAAGTCGAGCCGGTCGGGAACACGCGCGGCGGCGGCGCCGCGGGGCGGGTCATGCGGGTGACGGGCATTAGGGTTTACAAATTACCATCACGGAAATCAAGCTCGGCCGCATGTTCAGCTGCTTGTGACTGGTGAAATTTTGATTCCAGGACCAGATACAACACCAGCTCGCACATCAGGGCTCGCGTATCAGCCAGTAGATCGGTAGACCGGCGTTCCAGCGCCTCATGCATTCCAGCCGACTGCCAATCGACGATCTGCTTCACTCGATCGTGATACGCGCGATACTCATCGTCTGAGCTACGGAACGGATCTGGATAGCCGCCAAGCTCGTCGATCGCCTGATTGATGGTCTGCAGATTGCGCTCGACCATCGACAGCGGAATGACTGTCATCCCGTGCCGTTTCCTGGGCCGGTCGTGGCGATCAGGTTTCAGTGCCATGTCACGCACTGTGTCGACGCCGCGGGCACGACATCAGCCATTTCTGGATGTCCTCTACCGTCCAGTGGTCCGGCGGTTCGAGCCCGGGCGCCAGAACATACACCACCGCGTCACTTCCGGTCCGCGTCGGGCGCGTTTCCGGGACTGCGTCGCGGCCTTCACCCCAAATGATTTTCGGAACGATCACCTCGTCCTGCTTCAGCTCGGTAAAGCGCGGCGAGATGCTCTGATGCTTTTGCGGGTCGATCGCCATTATCGCCTCGTCACAAGTCGCGCCGCGCCAACCTCGTGATTTGAGAAACCACACGATGAGGGCTTGATACTTGTACTTGTTGGCGCGCTTGTTGGCCGCCGCGCTCTGCGGATTATCACGGTGATACCGGCGTGTGATGTCGCTCATTTGGTCGCCTCCTACCCGGAACGGAATTTGGCGCGCAACTCATCCGCGCGCGAGACCCCGGATGTCGACTTCCCAGCGCCATTGTCGCGCGGCTTTGGCCCCGGTTCGAATGGCGGAGCATCCTCGGCTTGCGGCTTGGCTGCGCTGGGGCGCCGGAGAGGCGCGGTCCGCGCGAACGGCTCGTCGCGCGGCGGCGGCTCGGCTACCGTACCAGAGTGCCCGGCAGCGCCGCGGTAATCGTTGTCGTCTATGCTGTCGTCGATGTCCTCGTCGTCTTCGTCCCGAGCTTGCGGACGCGCTTGCGGACGCGCCGATGCTTGCGGACGCTCCGACTGCGAACGTCCCGACTGCGGACGCCCCGACTCTTGCGGGCGCTCTTGTGAACGCCCCGACTCTTGCGGGCGCGCCGACTCTTGCGGACGCGCCTCACCGCGCCCGGCCCCCTCGTACAGACGCTTGACCTCGTCGTAATCACGCCATCGCAAGGCCTCGGGAAGCGGATTGTCGGCCAGCCAATCGAGATGCTTGGGATTGATCGAGCTGGCGCGCTGCGCGCGTGCGACACCGGTATATTTGGTCATCAGCTGCTCGCCCTCTTTGTCAAAATAAATGTCGTATCCCTGCTCGGGCTCGTCGATAAAAAAGTATTCACCGGTCGAGCGATCCTTCGACGCTTTGACAATGTCACGGTCCAGGGTAAACGGCATGCCCCAGGCCAGCACACCCTGTGCCTCGTCCTTGCGGTTGATCAGAAACATCAACACCCGTCGCGAGGGTTTGAGCGGCTTGGCGGTCTCCTCGTCGCGCGCCCGTTCGGCGCGTGCGCGCTCTTCGCAGACCGGACAAGGCTGACCATTCATCTTCCACAGACAAATGACCGATGCGCGTTCGGGACCGACGCTAAAGTGCACCCAAACGTCCATGCTGTAATGCGTCTCATCCCAAGCCGGCGAAGGCGGCAGTATCCGAATGCAGTTCTCCCCTTTGGTCGGGGTATACATCCGATATTCGTCCTTCAGCCAACCCTCGAAATCACTGCCGCTTTGATTGGCGCGTTTATCCATATCCTCGCGCGAGCGTACCCGGTATTTGAATGCAGGCATCGGAACTCCTCCGGTTCGGAACAGTCTAATAGATTATACCGGTTTTTCTTCGACTTTGCGTTTGATCGGGGAAGATTTTTGCGCATTTTCCGCGGCGCGAAACTCGGCGATCGAGCGGAGGATCGCCAGAGTACCGACTCTGAGCAGAACGTAAAACACCAGCAGCGCGACGACTGCGGCGACTGCGTAGCGCGCGATGTCAAGCATGGCCGTCGGGCGGAAACGCAAGCAGCTGCACCTGCTCCAGAGCACTGCGGAACGTCTTGGCGGCTTGACCCACTCCGTCGTTGCAGTCGCCGAGCGCGCGCATAAGCGTTTCGAGAATTGGGCGAGACAGCGCCGGTGCCGTGTCCAACACGAGATCCAACCGTTCCATGCCGCCGTCGATCGCGAGACTGACCTGCTGCAGCACCCGGCTGGTGTCGGTCAGCGCACGAACAACTGTATCGTCAATCGGGCTATGCATCAGCTAGGCCGGACAAGTGGTTTCATCGGAGCGTCGGTCTGCGCCGCTCGTCGCGCACGATTGATCTCGGCCCGCCGCTGCAGATGGGCTTGCTCGGGGTTGACATATCCGGCCGCGATCATGTCGACTGCTTTATTCACCATCCGCCATTGTGCGTCAAACGCTTTATACAGCGACGTGCAGATCGACGACTCGAAAGTCGCGAGTTCGACGGCTTTGCGGGCGCTTTTGACCTCGTTGTCGAGCGGCACCAAGGTCGCCAGCCGGGCTTCCGAAATCCCGGCGCGCACCGCGCGCAGCCGCTCGCCGGCTTCGCCCTTGGCGATGTCGAAGTTGTGCTTGGCCACGGCTTCGTCGCGGTCCGCCTCCGCCGCCAGCTCCCCGGCGCTCTGCAAAATTGTCGGCGTGACCATAAAGGCATGGTCGAGTTCGAGGAGATCGATCCCGAGGTGGCGCCGCAACTCGTAATATTTTTGCATGCATGCGCTGAGCGATGAGTCGCGCGGTTCGGTCATGTCACGCATCCCATGCCGCCGAGCACTCCGATAATCATTCATTACTCCACAGCATCCGCCCAAGCGCGGTATAAAACAAACTTTTGGGATCGTAGGAGTGCGCCGGATAAGTCAGATAGGCCAGAAAACTCCAATAGCGCCGCGCCTGGTTCTCGGTCTCGGCATTTCTGATCCAGCCGATGATCCGGCGACACGCCCCGGTGATCCCCGCCTCGGAAAAATCGTCGTCCGGGATTTGCCCGAGCAGCGGCTGAATGTGCTCCTTCCAATTCCCGTCGCCCCGCATCACCAGATCGATGATCTGCAGCAACGGGGCGCTCGATCCGGCGGTCGCGATGATCCGCTTGGCCTCGGCTTCGTTCGGCGCGTCGTAGCATTCCTGCAGGAGCGCGAGCGCCAATCGCGGGCTGCCTTCGGCCTCTTTGACGACGAGGCGGAAAACGTCCTTGTCGACATCCCACTCTTCTTTGATGAGGATGTCGATCAGGTAGTCCTCGATGTCGAGATCACTGAGCCGGTCGAGCTTGACATGGTACGAGCGCGTGACGACGGTCTCCGGGACACGATACAGTTCGGTCGTGCACAACGCCAGATAGAGATGGCTGGGCGGCTCCTCCAAGACCTTGAGCGCCGCATTCCAGGCCGAGCGCGACAACATGTGACATTCGTCGAGGATGATCATCCGCGAGCCGGCACCGGGCGACATGTAGTACCCGATGTCGACCAGCGCGCGCATCGCATCGACCCCGTTGTTCGACGCCGCGTCGATTTCGAGGATCTCGGAGTTCAGGGTATGGGCGATGATCCGCGCCAGGGTGGTCTTGCCGACCCCGGACTTCCCGGTGAACAGGTAGGCGTGTGGACGCCCATCACCGGTAATCCGCCGCTGCAGCGCGTCGACGATGGCTTTGTGGCCCCACACCCCGTCAAACGTGGCAGGGCGGTGACGCACGATGAGCGGTTGCGCGGCGCCGTCGGTCTGCATGGTTTATTTCCGCTGCTCACGTGAGTGCCCCACAAGGCGCGGGATCCGCGCGCCAAGTGGGGCACCGCCAGGCCCGGCTTCGCTCAAAGTCGGTGATCCAAATCCCATTCCATGGCTCCGCTTGGCATTTTAATTATACATCGCTTTATCGCGCTTTGCGGCGGTAGTCGCCGGTGAACTCGTGGACCGCTTCGAGATCGGCCCAATTCGCCCCGACCTTCCACTCAACCTTCAGCGGTACGATCTGCCAGTCGAACCGGACCTTGGTCAACACCTTGGAGATCTCTTTGATGTAGGTGATCATCAGGTCGCTGTCGTCGGGCAACGCAAAGACGAGATCATCGTGAATATTGATCCGCGGCATGAAGTGAAGATCGCCGTGCCGCTTCGCCAGACCGAACACCTCGTTCTGTGCTTCGAGGACGAGGCGCGCCGCAGTCGACTGGATCGGGTGATTGATCGGCTCGTTTCCGAGCATGATCCCGTAGCGCTCGACCCCACACAGATTGCGCACCGCCGCGTTGTCGCGATAGCCTGAACGCTGGCCTTTGAGCCACCGATGAGCGGCGGCATAGCGTCGCCAAAACAATCCCAGGACCTCGGTGGCGATGTCTGGGGGGATGCCGGTGCGTTCGCTGACGTTGCGCGCCGTAGTCCCAAAAAACGTGGCGAAGACAAAGTCGCTTTTGATGATGTCGCGACCGCCCTTGCGGATCTGGGCTTCGGTGTCGTTGGGCGTGACCTTGCTGGCGAGCCGGTCGAAGTAGGGCGGATAGGCTTCGAGGATAACATTGAGCCAGTAGCTGTGAATGTCCTCGTCGGCGATGATCGAATCGCACAGCGCGGGGTCTTTCGACGCCATCCCATAGACTCGGGCTTCCAACTGCCCCCAATCCGCCGATGCCCACAGACAGCCCTTCGGCGGGACGACCGGGCGGCGCAGCTCGTGGTCTTTGCGCTTTGGAAAATTCTGAATGTTCACGTCCTCGGACGATAACCGAAGGGTATGGGTCAAGCTGGTGCTGTAGACCGGGTGCAGCCGCCCGTCGACAAACCGCTCGGCGGCGGCGAGGACCGGGAGGACATAAGTCGACTCCATCTTCTTGGCATGGCGGTATTCCAGCACGTCCTTGACCAGCGGGTTGTCGGGCGCGGCATCGGTCAATGTTTTGTCGTCGGTCGAGTATTGCCCGCCCGGCGTCTTGGGCAAGGTCACCCGGCCATAGGTCACCAGGGCTTCGCCGACCTGCTCGTTGGACCCGATGTTGAACTCGCGATCCTTGGTATAGCGCTTGACCTCGTACACCGTCATCGCACGCAACGCTGCGGCTTGCGCCCGTCCCTGCCACTCGCCGAGCAATTCCGTCGCCGCGGCGCGGTCGACATCGAGACCGAGCAATTGCATCTCGGTGACCGATTGGATCGTCTCGATGATCGATCGGTAATTGTCGGGGTCGACGCGGTCGCCGAGCCGGTCGAGGATCTGCCACGAGCCCCACGCATCCAGTCCGTTGTACGGCAGCACTTCCGACAGCGGGGTCTCGGCGATCTTGTTCGGGTTGATGTCGGAGAGGCGCTTGACGTTGACACCGCAGTACAATCGGGTCAAGACCCCGAGATTGAGGCACGACGCGCGGCGCTGATACAGGCGCGCCGCGACCATCGAATCGTCAAACCCGGCTGCCGGCTCCCAGGGGATCGACTGGCGGCGGGCGTGCTCGGTCAGCCACGCCAGCTCGAACCCGGCATGATGCGCCACCCAGCGCAAGCGCTGCGTCATGTTGAGCGCGAGCGGAAGTCCCCAATCATTGGGCAGTTCGGGGTGGCTGACCGGCCAAGCCACCGTGGCCGCGCCATCGGAAACCGCCGCGGTCATGATCGCCGCGCCCTTGACGTTGGGGCGCAGATCGTTGGTCTCGATGTCGAACCCGATCGGCTTTCCAGCGGCGAGCATCCGCCGACAGAGCGCGGCGGCCTCGTCCTCGTCATAGGCGCACGTCACGGATTTGGCAGTGACGTTCTCGATGACCGGCTTCGGCCAATGGTCGACATCGCGAAAAAACGTCTTGATGTCGTTCTCGAACACCGGGAGCATCGGCGACTTGTCGCCGCCGGTGCGATTGACAAAGGAGGGATGCAAGGTTGGATAATACCACAATACCTTGCCGCCGATCGCGACCGGAAACTTGAGCCCATGCGACTGGGTGATCGTCGCTTCAGTGAAAAACCGCGCCAGCGGGGCGCCGCCCAGCCCCAAAATCGCGGTGTAATTACCGGCGGCAATGTCGTTTTCGAGATGGATCGAGCAGGCCTCGACTTCGCGGGCAGTCGGAACGCGGTTGTCGCGGCTGGCGGTCATCGGGCGGCAGCGCACGGCGTTGGTCATCGCGATCCGCTCGCTCTGGCGCATCGGCATGACTCTGCGAAGCAGCGCACCGGCTCGACCGACAAACGGTCGGCCCCGGAAGTCTTCCTCTTCGCCGGGACCCTCGCCGACGACCAGAATATCGCTGCGCTCTGCCCCGTCGATCGGCATCTGCGGCGTGGTCAGCTGCACCCAAGTCTTCTGCAATGTGCAGGCGTCGCAGCCCCGGGCAGAGGGCTCGTTGCTTCTGAACTTGACCATGCGCTCACGCCGCTCGACGCGCTGCGGAACCGCAATCCCCTCAGGAAAAAAGAATCCCATCGGTCCCCTCCCAACCACCTACTTATACACGTTTCAAACTGCACCTCTGTACAGAACCTACTGAATCGATTTACGATGGCGGCAGCTGCCGTTCCTTACCCCCCCGGCCACGAGGAGGAGTTGACAAACATTGGCCCAAGGACCAGGGAAGTACGACGATTTCGCCACGACCGTTCGCGAAAACACAAACGCAGAAGGGGTGATCGTTATCGTTTTCAACGGGAGACACGGCAGCGGTTTCAGTGTCCAGGCAGACAAGGCCACGACACTAAGTTTGCCGGCGTTGCTCCGCAGGATGGCAGACGAAATCGAAAAGGATTTGCCAGATGAACAGTCACGTAGCCTACGCTCTGGCGCACCCGGTCTACGACCCAGACCGTGACATCACTCGCGACCACGGTTGGCGGGAAGACCGGCTGAGCTTTGTGCTGACCTGCAATATAGGACAAGAATGAAGTGTTTATGCCGGCGGTCGGCCGCTATACCATCTCAGCATCGCGCTGTGGGGTCATCGGGGTCAGCCGCCGATTCCCGTGCTCCGTTGGAGCCGGGCCGCACTGCGCAAGGCTGAAGCGGCACGTGACCGGATAGCTTACGGTCTCGGCACCGCAGACCCATGGATTGAAGAGCAGCTGACTGCCGTGCTTGCTATGGCCGCAGTGGCCATGCATTGGAGAAAGCCGTTACGCGTGGATGAAATCAACCGGCTGGCCCCGACCGCCGAGGTGCGCATGCGACCGGGTCGTGCGTAAACCCAGTCAAGCTCGAAGATCTGCCTCGTTCAAAAGTTTAGGAGCCCCGCGTGCAAATGAGCAGGAAATCAGACAGAGCGGCGGAAGATCAGTTGATCGACAGTATCGATGCGATGATCAAGCTGCTCATTTGCACTGCCATCGAATTAAGAAAAGTCAGCACTTCCCCCGAGGTGCTGAGTTGGATAGAGCACTGTCAGGAGGCCGCCCGCGACATGGCGGGCTTGGCGAGAATGTCCAAGAACAACGAGCAGCCCGATGAACTCTGCGATCTGTTCTTGGAGATGAGCAGGCATTACCTCGACTTCGCGGACATGATGCGTCAGCGCTTGACGTAAAACAGGTGGCCTAAAAGACAGCTTGGCGCCCAGGGCCGGATTTGAACCGACGCCTCGCGGATTACAGATCCGGTGCTCTACCAGCTGAGCTACCTGGGCATTGCCCGCTTTTGTACAGGAGGACCATGACTGGGGTAGCAGTACCATCGGCAATGCGCTTCAGTCATCGTCGTCTTCTGGATCAAGGCTCACGATATTGCGGGGAAGACCGCGAGCATCATCGATCGTCAGCAGCATGCGCGCCCAGCCGATGTCGGACAGGATCATGTCGAACTTGGTTCCGTCGCTGAGGGTCAGGGCGACCGCGCGGCCGTCGACAAGGTCGCGAAAAGCGGTCTCGTCAACGACCACGCGCGGCTTAGGATTCGCCATTGCGCCGCTTGGTGTCTGCCAGGCGGTAGCGCTGCGTCCACGTCGCCCTTAGTCCCGTCACACCATGCGGGTCGTAATACCTCCGCCACTCGGCCAGTTCTTCCCGAGAAAGCTCATACTGCCGCAGCGCCGTTGCCTCGTCGATCCGGCCTTCCTCGATCGCCTCGATCACGTTGGCTTTGCGGCGCATCGTCCAACGCATGTTAAAAGCCCCCCTCGTGGCTCGCTCTGGCTCAGTGGTGCCCTCCGCCTTGTTGGCTCGCTCGCCTACTATGGTTCTCTCACCGCTCGTGGCTTAGTGGTTTCAATCCGCGCCCCAATCGAGGCGTAGCACATAAAGAAGCGCTGCCGCAGCCTACGACTGCCAGCGCCGTCGAATCATCCAGCCGAGAGACAGTAACGCGCCGCCAAGGATCGCCAGCGAGCCGGGCTCGGAGACGCCGGTCGGTGCCGCGGTCGAGACCGCCGCCAACAGCACGTCAGCTGCGGCCACGAGCGAATTGTTCGACTCGATCGCGATCGTCGTGGCCGGTGTCGTCAGATCGACTACACACACGTCGGTCTGACCAGGGAACAAAACGCAATTGCTGGCGTTCAGCCCGCTTGCGATTTCGACCAAAGAGCCCCGAGAATTGCCCGCCCAGACGTTGAACGACTCGAAGCCCTGCACCGAACTGACGATAACATCGACCTGACTGAGCGGCATGCCCGCAGCGACCACCACCGAAGCGCCGCCGCCGATCTCGCAGTCGGTGGTGTTGCACGGGGCCGGGGGACCTAGGTTGTTCTCGCCGATGCCCTGCTCGTCGAGCGCATTCTGCGTACCCTTGAACGTCGTGAAAGCCACAGCGCTGGTGTTGGGATTGCCAAGAGTCCCGCTGACTGTCAAGGTGCCCGCGGTGCCGCCGGCAAATTGCAATCCCGAGGGGCAAACCGCGCCTTGGTCGCCGGCAACGATCGCGCCGCACCCGCCCGGCGTTGGAAACGAGCCGAAAAAGATCTCACTAGCGCGAGCGGATGACCCGGCGGCGCAAACGCTGGTAACAACCGCACCCGCGAGCAACAGATTTTTCATGACATCCTCTGTTTCATTGTCTCACGCGCCCCACAATAGAGCACGGAACAACCCCTGCAAGCCTTTAGAGCAAGCTCTATGCCATTTGCGAAAAATGACCGATTTGCTGGGATTTTCCGGGTTGTGCCGGGCACTCGTTAAACGCGAGTGTAAAATCTTTTTACAGAACGAATCGGGCACGAATCGGGTGCTTGAACACCGAGCCGTTGCGCCGGCACACCATTCGCGCAAGCCGGCTGTTTCCACCCTGTAAAAATTACCGACAAAATGCTCTACAAGCCGTTCTCCTGACGCTGGGAGGCACGAGGCGGGCTGAGCCATGTATGCCGCGCTCCCGTCAGAGAGGCGGCTCAGCGGGCGCGGGCGGCGATTTCTACGGCTATTCACGATCGCGCCTGCCAAAGATGGCAAAAGCAAAATCGTGGTCCCCGCGGAGGATCAGAATCTTGTCGCTGACGGCATAATCAAACACCATCCGGTCGGCGTGACCGAGCGCCTTGGCGATGCGGTCGGCATCCACCCGTACCGGGGGGATGTTGAGATCGGGGTCGCTGTCGGGGACCACATGGTATTCTTCGGTCGACCCGGTCAGCTCGTTAAATGCCAAACGGGTTTCACCATCGACCACGGAGAATTCGACAACCGCGTCGCGCTGCTGCTCGGCCAATGCCTCGGCCCGGCGGAGAAACGCCGCCACCGCGTCGCGATGCAGGCGCAGCGCGTGCTGCGAACCGGCAAACCGGGCGAGCAGCGCACCGATGTCGCCGCGCAGCGAATCGGCTTGGTTGAGCAGCAGCTCGGTCGCCAGCACGCCACCGTTCTCGGTCAGGCAGTAGAGCGACGCGTTGTCAGCCGCCAGATAAGCGGTCTTGTCGCGCTTGACCACCGCTGCCAGCAGCGCCGTGGCGTTGAGCGACAACGTGATGATGCCGGGCGCTCCATCGCTGGTGAACAGCGGGCCGCCGAGCGAGCATCCCGACATTGTCGTGTCGTCGCTGGCATAGGCATAAGCCCGGTCGCCGACATTCTTGATCTGCACGCCATAGAGCCCGAGCGTGCGCATCGCTATCGGCCCGCACGACAATGATCCTAATTCGAGCCCGGCACCAAAATGCTCGGAGACCGGATCGCTCGACAAGTCATGGTCGTAAACCGGCGGCGGCACGTCGAGCTGCTCGGTCATCAAAGCCAGATGCCCGCGGATCAGCACGCGCTGCGCTCGACCTTCATGCGCATCTTCGAGGCATTCCCAGTGCAGCGCGTGGTCGCGGATCTCGGCGGTGAACTCTTTGTCCGGCAAGGACGCGATAACCTTGAGAAAGTCGTCGCCGTCGACCCAGACTTCGTCGGCAAACCCCAGCGCCGCGGCGCAGCGCATCGCGCCGAACGGCGCGCAGCCGCGGACATGGTCCTTGGCCAGGACCAGCGCGCGGTACGCCGGTGACATCGCGTTGCGGCTGACCAGCAGGCGAAACAGATCGAGGTCGCGATGTAGGTCGCGCGCTTTCACAGTTTCACCAATGCAGCAGCGCGCCGAACGCGGTCGGAACAGCCAATTCGGACGGCGGCGGCGGCTCTCCACGGGAGCGGTATTCAGCCATTACCGCATACTCCTCGTTCAATTCGATGCCGATGCAATCACGACCAAACCAATTGGCGACCATCGCAGTAGTGCCGCTGCCGAGAAACGGGTCGAGCACTGTGGCCGGTTGCGGATCGCCCGCATCGCAGGAGCAGGAGGGGCGCCAGCCAATGGTCTGCGTCTCCGGATCTGGGCAGCCGCGCGTATTACTGCCGGGAACCGTACCGCTCGGATTGTGACCGAGCGTTCCGCCGTAAAGCCGATCCATCGCGCGAGCGAATGATTTCTTCTCAACCACCCTCACCCAAGGCGCCCCGCATTTCGGGCAGACACCCTTAGCGCTGGTGCCGGCGAGGATCGCGCGGCGCGGGATCTCGGTCGGGTATGTTGCGAAGTGCGCCTCGGGGAAGGGCTCGGGGCCGAGGTGCCAGACGTTGCGCATGTTGCGCTTGCCGTCCGGTTTGACCTGTAGCGATTGGCCGCCATCGATTGACGATCGGTGACGGCTCTCAATATCCGATCTCAGATCCTTGCGGTTCTCGCTGATCAGCGGCGCCCGGCGCATAAACCCCTGCCCATAGGGCGACTTGATGGCGTCGGGTGCATTCGGCCCATTCGGATATTCCGCCTCTTCCTTCACCGCCTCGTTGTCGAAGAAATAATCGTGCGCGGCCCAGAGGTTGATGCGTGACCAGCGCTTGCGGAAATGCCCAGCCCACGACATGCCTGGCGCTCTATTGGAGTCGTCAGTATCCGAGCTGAACGAATTCTTTGGGTGTGCCGGCACTTTGACTGCGGCAGGCTCCGTGCGCCAGTTTGGTGGCTCGATGTCCGTCTCCGTATCATCGTTGTCGTGGTCGACCCAACGATAATCCGGCGCCGGCTTCGTCCTCGATCCTGCGTGGTCGCGGTGCGTCCAGAATGTCGTTTGATTCGATTTCGCGAGCATAAAGATTTTCTCATGCGCGCACGTGGCCCGATCGGTCACGCTTTCTGGCATAGGCGCAGCCTTCGCCCACACAATCTCCGATCTCAGCACCCACCCATCGGCCCGCAGCGCCAGCGCCAGCTGCGCCGGCATTAGCAACAGATCCTTCGGCTTGATCGTACCGCTTGGTTTAATGCCGCCGCTCTTCAATGCGCCAAGCGTGCCGTACTTCCCGGATTTGCTATGCTCCGATGATGGCGCTCCAGCCGAAAACCCACCGCCGCCAGCGTAAGAATCGCCCAGATTCACCCACAGCGTGCCGTCCTTGCACAGCACCCGGCGGACCTCGCGAAACACCTCGACCAGATGGGCGATGTACAACTCGACTGTCGGCTCCAGCCCCAGGTCGCCGCGCCAGGCGCCACAGCGGCGGCAGAAGCCACGCTCTTTGACCTCGCGAATCGGTTCGCGATGCTCGGCCGTCACCTTGTTACGCACACCGGCGGCCCAGTCAGAACCGCCCGTCGCTTGTGTCCAGTTGCCTTTTCCGATCTCGGTGCCGATCTCCTCCATTTGAAAATCGTGTCGACAATCCTTACCGCCGCCCCATACCTGCGGCTCTACGCCGTAGGATCTAAGGCCGTAGTATGGCGGCGAGGTGACGACGCAGTGCACGCTCTCGTCAGGCAATTCTCTGAGACGCGAAAGAACGTGCCCAACGAGAATTTGTACAGTCATTCGACTGTCACCCTTGAACCTCTGTGAGCAAGCTCAATCCCGTGGTCAACAGCTCTTCGGTGAGCCGCTCGTGCGCCGCAAAATCGCGCAAAATCTGTTCGGGTGTCCCCAGGACCTCCAATGCGCCGCCGGGTCGGGGAGCAGTCAACGCAACCTCAGTGCCGGTAATGGTGACTCGATTGTCGACGGCCCAGCTCGCCAGCGCGGCCTCGATCTGTCCCCAGTTCTCGACATCGGCAGGCGAGGCGGCAAACCGGATCTTCACTTGATCCCCGGGTGCAGCTCCCAAATAAATCAAGTCGGCGAGGCTGGTGATGTCGGCCATGATCTTCTGCTGTGGATGCAGGATGATCTCGTGCGCGATATCGAAATGGTCGTCGAGCACCAACATACGACACTTATACCGGTCGCCAAAGCGGATCGGATGCGGCGCGCCGACATAGGTGATGCCGCCGATTTGCTGCGGGACGTGGACATCGCCGCTGTAAACCTTGAGGCTGCGCGGGAGGAGCGGAAAATCGGCGTGCTCCATGACCGTGCCGTTCTCAAACACCGCCCCCGAGACTGTCGCATGCATGAACAGCGCCGCATGGTCGCGAAAGCGGATGCCGTGCCACGTCTGCTTCGGGGTCGCGGTGAACGGCGCGAGCAGCAGGCGTTGGCGAACGGTCGGCTCAGTGACATAATCGAGGTCTCTGAACTCGTTGAGGAATTGCCAGAATGCCGGGTCGCGCAATGGCGTGTCGTGGTTGCCGCGCAGCACGGTCAGCGGCACGCGCTCGGCAATCCTGGTGAATTCCGTCACCGTGCGGTTGACCAGCACCGCGCTGTGGCGGTCGCGGCGGTCCCAGGCGTCGCCGAGGATGTAGATCGCCGTGATGCTTGGATAGCGATCGAGGCTCGCGGCGATCGCGTCGAAGACCGCCCACCGGTAGTCATCTTCGGCGCGATCTGTTAAATGCAAGTCAGACGTACATAAAATCATCGCCCTAACGCATCTTGCCCGCTTCCCGCGCGAGTCTTAGGGTCAGCAGCGTGACATAGCGAACCGCCGTGACCGTCTGACGCCGCTCGGTCATGTCGATGCCCTCGTCGCGCAGCATTTTGAGGATCTCGTCCGGCGACGCCTTCTCATTGGCGATGACGAGCTGGCGGGTCCGAGTCGCGATCGAAACCGGCCCGTCCACAACCGGCGGGCTCGCCGCCTTGCGCACGCGTCCGCGTGTCGGGACAGGCGCCGCCGCGACGCCGCGCGCCACCCTTTTTCGCGCCGCCTTCGGCGGTTCGTCTACTACCGTCTCGGGCTCATCTTCATCAACCGCAGGCTCATCGGCTTCGGCCTCGGTTTCCACCGCTGCCGTTTCCGCGGCTTCTGCCGCAGCAGCTGACGGCCGGTTGGCGACCGGCCGCATCATTACCGGCTTGTGCTCTTTCACGGGGGCAAAAAAATCACGATTGTAGCCCTCGGGCGGCATGAGCTGCCGCCCCTCCGACAGCGCATCGGCAGTCTCGTCAAACCAAGTCTGCGCAGCAGCCGGCATCGCGTCGAACGCCTCTTTGGTCGACGCCGACACAGCCTGCGCCAGGCGGCTGAAGTATGCCGCGTCGTCTTCGTCTTTGCCGAGCGGCAAAAACCGAGCTTTGGCTTTGCGCGCAGTGGCTAGCAGAGCTTCGAATGCGGTAGGCACGCCGATTTCTCCCTTTCATGGATATACTGAATCATTCGAGCAGGTTGCGCAACTCAAAGAGCAGGTCGTTGCGCACCCGCCTGGTCCGCGCCAAGCGGCACAAGGCGCGCGACCATGCCGCCGCGTCGCTTTTCGAGCCCGCCAGCATCAGGGTCAGCAATTCGCTCGGCGCGGCAGCGATGACGATCAGCACTTCCCGCAGCTCGACGGAAGCTTGGTTGAGCAGCGCCAATAGCGGCCCGCTCGACCAGTCGACAGCCTCGCCGTCAGCATAGCGCGGCGGCGCGGTCTTGCTGCTCTCTGCAGCCTTTTTATTTTTCTTCGCCAAGGTATTGAAATAGTTGACGACCGCGGCCTTGTAGAGCGCCATGAACCACGCCGCATTGTCGACCTTGCCGTAGTACAATTTGGCGCAACGCGCAAATACCACGGCGCACTCCTGCACTGCGTCGTCGAATTCACACAGCGCCGCGACCCGCCAATGGTTCTTGGCGACAAACTGCCGCGACCACGCCTCGAAAGGTCCCTGCCACAACGGCTGATACTGCGGACGCGTCAGGCGAGGAGGCGGTTCAACCATTGGTAAATGTCATGGTTGGTCATTTCCCCCGGATCCTTGATCCCCTCGGGCAGCTCAGTGCGCTGACCCGTAGAGATGTGCAGCTCTTTTACCAAGCGATTGGCATCTACGGCGGTAATCTGAGCATCATTGATTTCAGTCGGCGTTTTTGTCGCGTCGCTCAAGATGCGGTCGAGAACGAGAAACAAGCGGGGAATGGTATCGGACAGCCAACGGACTTGGCGTTTCTTGGTTTCTGTCAGCGCTGCCCCACAGAGTGCGGCAACAAAAACATCATAACGATCAATCGTCGCATCGGCAAGCCGCAACGCGTCGAATGGCCCTTCGACCAGGATGATTATCCGATCGTTAGGGCGCGGAGCGCGCGGAATGTAGAGCACATGAGTGGCGGTCTCGGTGTAATACCGCGGCTGGATGTCGGTCATCGCGCGCCCGGTGAACCCAACGACCTCATCCTCGCCCGCCAGCAGCGGGAACCACAGCCGCGCAGCGTAATTGCCTCTGCCGACCCGCAGATCAAACGTCTCGGCCGTGCGCCGCGGATGCCAGAAATGACGGGCTCGAAGGTATTCGAGCGCCCGCGCGTCGTGCGCCGCAGGCGCGAACGATGCCCAGCGCTGAGCAAACCGCGATCGCGGGATCTCCACCGGCGGAGCTGGACGAACCGGCAGACCCGATGAATAGGCCACGAGGACATCGTCGATCGTGCGCCGCGGCACCCCAAGCGCGGCGAGCAGGTAATATGGCGACTTGCCGCGATGCGCGTTGTTGCGCAGACAGTGGTAGATTCCGCTCTCTTCGTTGATCCCGAGATGGGCGCTGGGATCGGCGGGTCCGCACCACGGACACTTGATCGCGAGCCAACCGCGCGACAGATTGCGCCCGCGGTCGAGCCACGCGACGTTGCAATGGTCGAGGAGCGCGCGCCAGCGGATCATCAGTCCCCTCCAGCGGTTGCGATCATCTTGCTGGCCCGTCGCAGCCGGCTCTCGTCCGGCTCCATCGATCGCGGCTCACCCGAGGGGCTGAAGCACAGCTCGCCCGTTGCACCGCGCCACACCGCGAAGGCGCTGTGCGGACCGCGCCGGAACAGTATTGCGAGCTTCTGATCGAGGGCTGCCAGCACGACCGCGAGGACCGGCTGGCGCTGCCAGAAATCCTCAGGCATACCGGGGCGCACCCAGCCCTGCATGCAGGGATGTTCCTTGTCCTGGATGCGGATGATGTCGGGCACCTCGTCGAACACGACGCCGCAGCGGTCGGGGCGCAGCTCGTCATCCCAATCAACATTTTTGAGCCACAAGCACGACCAGTTGCGGCACGAGCGCGGGCGCTGCGCGTAGATCCCGCAGCCCGGCTTCGCGGCGGGCATCGGCTGCAGCTGCGGACATTGTGTGAAGGCCGGCAGCCCGATCTCTTTGACCGGCACGAGACAACAGCACAGGGTACACGACGAACATGTTCGCGCCATCACTGATGTCATGGGTCTCACTCCTACTCATTCAGATGCGCGGCCTCTATCGCAAACCTTTCGCCGAGTGCTCTGAGAGCGTCGCCGAGCGAGCCGTCGAGTGCCCATCGCGTCTCTTTGGACTGCAACCATTCTTTGATCTGCTCGTCCGTCCACCCCGCCTCATGGAGTTTGCCCGCGATGGCGCTCCACAGGATAGAGGCGGGCCGATCATAGGAATACATCGGCCATTCTGGCTCGGGATTGGTATTGAACAAGTTGCCGATCTTGCCGCTGATATCGTAATTTTCCATAGTCGATAAGCCTCGTTTTATTCGGCTAGTGGACCATCAGAGTTTAACGACGCCATCGGTGTCGTCACGCTCGGCCAGTTTGAGCTTTCCTGCATTATCGACCGCAAGTCCACGTCGCTCTATGTGGGAGCGTGCCTTGGTCAGATAGAATTGTTCTCGTCCCGGCGCGACTGCGCTGAGCAGACGCTTCATGTCATCGGCATTGCTTTGTTCTCGCCATTCGATCGGCAGTCGTTCGATCGTAATGATCGCATACGCCAATGCATCGGCGATAATATCGGTGTCGCGTCCAGTTACACTTTGCATTTTTCCTTACCTCACGATGATCCGCATTGGTTGGCGCGCGGGTAGCGGCACGGTCATGTAGTCCTTGGTTTGCGCCTCGCCCTCGGCGTCGTCGAGCCGCTTGCCGTGCTGCCAGTATTCGACCCGCAGGTAGGGCCGCATCGGCTGCAGATAGCCGTTCAAGGTGATCTGGTGCGTGCGGCATTGCACGGCGACAAACAGTGGTGGTCGATCGGGGATCATCGTTTGATCGAGCAGTACCCGCATTGTGTCGTCGTCGTCGCTGAGTGTTGCGGCGTTGATCCGACCGCTGTAGTTCGGTGCGGCGAGATAGGGACAAGCCTGGAGCGCGTAATGCGCGCACTCGTAATGCATCGGCAAATCGATGTAAGCGCCGTGCTCGTTAAAGGCGGATTGGGGGCCGCCGACAAACCATTGCTTGCCGGTGAGCTTGGCACCACAGATCGGGCAGCGCTTCTCGACGAGCTGCTTCAGCCGCACCACATCGTCGTTGATCGTGAAATGTGGTCGGCCGTTGCGGTCGATCAGCACGCTCTTGGGGATCGGGTAGCCGCGCCGGTCGCGCGGCAGGTGGCGCATTCGCTTGGGGATCGTGATCATCGTTGAAGCTCAGCTAGTCCATCCGGCTGACCTCGAACGCTCCGCCGGGCTGCATGATCGCCACCCAGGCATGGTCGTAAAAACGAATTAGCTCGTTGCGGAATATCGCCTCGGCAAGCACCGGCAGCGGCGGGACGCCGGGGTAGCGCAGCGTGCCGTCAGCCTCCATCGTGAAGCGCGGTATCGGGTTCCAGCCGCCTCCGTGAGCATACTTCTCGTTGATCTGCTCGGCAGCCGGGCGCGGGTCGTTGTCGTCAAAGAACATTGGGAGGACCCCCAACATCTCAGGGGTCATGTCGGGGTGGCGCCTTAGCCAGATCATTTCTACCTCTCCTCAGTGGTCTGGCCGCTTGGCCAGACCATGGTGATTGGAATGCCGCGCTGCTGTGCGCGGCGTACCGTCGCCCAAGTCCCCGACCGCGGTCTCTCGGGGCCGTCGAGCACAGCGATCAGCTGATCAGCTGCATCGACGATCGCCTGGTTCCGTTCCATGTACGAAGCCGGTGGATTGATTCTGGTATAACCTTGGCAGAACGCTCGGGCTTTGTTGTCCGTGGGTGGGTGGATGGTGATTTCCCAATCCTTCTCTCTGGCCAGCTCATGTGCCCAGGCATCAGCGCCGATGCAGTCGCCGTGGTGGAGCACAGGCACAAAACGCTGCGTCAACTGGTCGATCTCGTAGAAGATTTGCCGCAGAGCCGTCTGCTGCTCATTGGTTATCTTGCTGCGGGTCCCGGTAAATCCGATGTGGTTCATTTTTTCTCACTCGACAGATCAAGCCTGTCAACTATTGTGGTGATCCGTAAGGCGGCTTGTTCGCGATATCGTAGAACTTTAACGGTATGCCTTTGTCTACCCGCCGTTTGAGTTCTAGTAACGAGCGTTGATAGGATTCGAAGCTCTGATACATTGGTTTTTCAGTCACCGATGGTTCTCCTAGGCACCAATCACGCAAGATTTGCCGCAGAGCCATCTGCTGCTCATTGGTGATCTTGCTGCGGGTCCCGGTAAATCCGATGTGGTTTATCTCTTCACCCTTCGCCTCATTCTGCGGGTGTCGCCAGCCGCCGCACTGCCCGTCAGCGCAAGCCAGAAGCTCGCGAAGCTCCTTTATGGTCAAATAGACCTTCCCATTGTTCGCCACTAATTGGCGAGGCTCGGTCTGTATCCAGACTTCGCCATCGTCATAGCGACCAAAGGCATAATTGTTCACTGTGGTCATTGGCGTAGACGATGTCTTCCAGGTCCGCATTGCTGTCTCCTTTACGCGTTGCCGCGCGGCTGACTGAGATTGTCGGGTAGGCCGCTCGACCAGTACAGCGCATCGATCTTGCCGTCCTCGCGGCGCACAAAGCGGACCAGCGGCGCCGGCAGCAGCCAGCAGTCGCCGAGCCGCTCTCCGGGCGAGCCTTCGTCGTGCAGCACTGCGTTTTCCTGACGTGCGCTGAGCTGGTCGCGGTGCAACCAAGTGCGCGCTCGCACGTGCATTGTCATCTCACCGAGCGCGCAGTCCTTGATGACCCGTAGAGTGCAGCCGAACACGCCGTCGCCGGTGTCGAGATAAAACCGTGCGGTCTTGTCGCGTAGGAATGGACGGATACTGGTCATTTTTGCGCGCAGCAGCGTGTGATGCGCCGACATCAGTACGTTCGCGATGTCGGCGCTGCGATGGCGCTGCAGCAAGCGGAGCAGCGCATGCTTGGAGACTTCCAGCGACCACAGCCCGTCGGCGAGCGCATAGGCGCTGTGATTGGCGTCGCGCGGCAAGCGTCCGGCCATGATATAGTTGACGGTGATGCAGTCCTGGTAGAGACCGGGATCGTCGCTGGCGCTGTCGACTGTCACCGAGCTGCGGGCTTTGAGCATCGTCCATACCGCCATCGGGTCGTGGTCGAGCCGCACTCCTTGCAGCGCAGCGAATGGCGCGAAGCGTCGGCGCAATTGGTGGAAGGCGCGCTGACGGCCCTGGAGCGACGAGCGGCGCGCGAGGTTGGAGGCGATCAGACCAGTGTCGCCGTCGGTGATGACGGTCTCGAAGCGTTCTTGCCGCTTGTGCGCCGCGCGCACCCAGGTGCGAAGTTTGCCGCGCGCTTCGGCAGTGATGGGGGGTGTATCCATGGTTTTAAACCCCATGTCTGGAGCGTATATATATATAAGCGATCATATTTAAAAGATCAAGAAAAATATGGCGCTTGTGCGCGCTTGGTCCAGCAATGTACATTGCATGCGAGCCGCACTAAGCGAGCCAAATAGTGAGAGAGTACCAACGACCGAGAGCGAGCCCCAATCGGTGAGTAGGGCCATTACCGCTGAGCGAGCCATAGCATCAGAGAGTACCACTGGCTGAGAGCGAGCCATATACCGCGAGTTGAACCACCGAAACGGAGCGAGCCGAGAGGAATGAGAGAACCACGATGGCGAGCGAGCCAGCACTAGGGAGTCGGACCAAGTCAAGAGAGCGAGCCATTACGCAGAAGAGAACCACGACCGATGAGCGAGCCATGATAATGGAGAGAACCAAAAAAGGAGAGCGTGCCTAGCCTCAATCGAAGTGAGCCACGCTGCGGCGCTCTTTCCTTACCTGCGCTCGATGATCTCGACAATGGTTGGACGCAGCGCCCGCCAGCGCTCTTGCCACACAGTGCTGGTAATGTGCTGCCCCTGGTACTCCAGCATGTCAGCCAGCACATTCCAGGCGCGCGGCGGCACATCCTCTTGCCCCTTCTCGCAGCGCCGCAGCCGCCGCGCCGTCAAGATCCCCTTTAGCGGACCCTCGACCGCACCGCGGTATTTGAGCCCGAGCAGCGCCCGGCACTCGTGCAGGATCTCGCCGTGCCACTGCGTGGCATAGAGCCTGTGCGCCAGCGCCGCCTGTGCTTCTGCTTCCTCATCCATGGCACCCTCTCAGAGGTCCTTCAATGCTTGCTCGAAGACGCTCCGATGCTCGGGGCACAGCACCGCATCGCGCTCGACCGGGTCGACCAGGAAATCGATCGTCTTCGGCTGCGGCGACCAGTACGTGGTCAGCCAACACCAGCCGACGGGCATGTCGCCTAGGAAAGCGGCGCGGCAGCCCCGCCACGCGCACATCATCGGGATCATGTCAGCCCCCTTCCAGATCGAGATCCCAGGTATGGCCAAACTCGGGACGACCTTTTTGATAGTAGCGCGTGGCGATTCGGGGCGTGACTTGCCGCTCCTTCCAAGCCTCCTCGACTGCCACTTCGAGGACAGCGGGATCGAGACCAAAATCGCGATAGCCTTGCTCGATGACCTGTAGATAATGCACCGAGGGCGGGCATACCCCGCGCTCGCGCATCTGGTAGAACAGCACCGGGCGGTTCAATCCGTTGTGCATTTGCAATGTGAACCAGCGGCGCACATACATCCCATTTTGGCCTTTGACACCCTCGTAGCGGTCGAGCGCCTTCTCGCATTCGCGGGTGATCGACCAAATGCCGAGCGGGCACCGCGAACCCTTGCGATGGACCATGTCGGCGACGCCGCGGAACACCAGCGCCGCATTGTCGAGGATCAGCGGGTAGAGCGGTTCGGCGCGCGGGCAGCGCTGCGCCATCGCGGCGATGTTCAGGTTGCTCCCATAAGCCGCGTAGAGCAAGGTGCCGCCCTTGCGCCGCATCGGCGCCGGCATGACCGCTCTGCGGACCTTGCGGTCCTTGGGGAGCGGCGGCTGATCGACGAAGCGGCCTTGGGTGTCGCGCAGATACTCGATCGCGGAGATTGTGTGCATGGCTTTCGTTCCTTTCCAGGCGAGGGCTTGATTGCCCTCCCCGCTTAGTAGTCAAAGATACTGAATTAGCTCCCAAAATCAAGGGGACAGCCCCTTCTCTGTCAGCATCTGGAACCACAGACTTAACTCTCGGGCTAGGTCATGTGTCTCGGCTTCGGTATACAGTAATCCCATAGCCTTCTGTCGATCGTCGGCCCTTTGCACATACTTTTGGCAGAGAAACCCGAACAACATGACTTCTAGCGTAGAGGGAGTAGGTATCATCACGATCAGCTACTTTCTTCGACGCAGTCCGCTTTCTTCGCCGGCTCGACAATCTTGCTCGGCTCGTCGAGCAAGAGCCCGACTTTGATCAGATCGTCGACAAAGTGCTCCGCCGTGTCGCAGCGAATCCGCTTGCCGATCTGCAAGGTCACCCGGCCCTGCGTCTCGTGCATGAAGGCGCGGTTGTCGCCCGCCTGCTCGAACGAGCGTCGGCGAAGATCGCTGACGATTTCCTCGGGGCTGTTGCCGCTGAGTTCGATCCCGTCACGGGTACGCATAATTGCCTCCTATCGGTTGGTCTGGTCGAGCGCGCGCATGGCGAATGCGGCAGTGCGCGCCGCGTAATAGACGCGCTCGGCATCGCTGGCGTCGATCGTCGTCATAAAACCGTCGAGGGTGACGGGGCCGAGTACGAGATCGGGCTTCGCCGCGGCGATCACCATCTTCAGGCACAGCCGGGTCCACATCTCGACTTTTAACGCGTCGACCGATCCTTGATGTTGGCGGAACTCGACGGTGCCGCGCTCCCACACATTGTCCAGATTGAGCTTGCGGTACTTGTACTGGCGGTGATGCGAGCGGTGATGCGTGTCGCGCCCGTAAACCTGACCAAGCTCATCGAGCGTGGTCGCGGCGGCGAGCGTCTGGCTGTCGTGAAACTGACGGATCGAGCGCGCCCAGCGGCTGTTGTTGGCGCGCCGCGACTTTGCCATGAACCGGTCGATCACCGGCTCGAAGGTGGCGTAGAGCTTGATCAGCCGCTTGAAGAACTCGACATCGCGATCACGCACCCCGACGTGGACGTGGAGCCCGCATATCTTTGTGACCGTGGCGCGCATCGCGGTCAAGGTCCGGCAGGTGGTGCGCAGCGCGGCAAAGCCGTCGTCGCCGTTCAGGATCGGGCTGACGGTTTCGACCCCGCGCACGTAATCGCCGAGCGACCCATCGGTCGTCAGTTTCCACCATGTTCTGGTCGTGTGGTTCAGCATCTCGACTTCGGCAGCCAGCCCGGCTTCGCGCAGGCGGTCGCGCAGGTTTTCGCGATACGTGCCGCTCGGCAAGAGCGACTCCATCTCGACCCCGAAGTCCAGCCCCAATGTCGAGGAGCGGTAGCGTAGCTGGGTCTTGAGCCAGTTGAGCCGCGCCTCGCCGCGCGCGATGTCGGCCGGGACTTGCGTCCACACGCGGACCCGTGACAGACCCGCGGCTTGCGGGACCAGCGAATTCCATTCCTCGTAGACCGCGCGCAAGCGCGCCGCCTGCGGCGTATCGCGATCCGCCATCCGCAGCGGTGCGGGAGCCGGTGTCGCTGCGCCGCCGTTGAGCCGCGCGCGCAGCCACGCGAGGCGTTCTTCCCCCTGCGCGATGGTGGACGGGATCCCGGTCCACCGGCGGACGCCGGGGAGATGCGAAGCTTGCGGGACGAGTGCGTTCCATTCGTCCATGATCTGACGGGCACGCGATGGCATTTAGCCACCTCCTCCTTGGGTTCGGCGGGCTCGATTGCCCGCACCATTTATTTAGTACCGATTGCCGATAAGGTCAAGCTCTTTCTTATGCAGGCGGGGAAGGTCACTGCTTGAACGGTTTGCGGAAGGTGTCCGGCCCGGTTTGTTCAAGTAGACCGCGCTTAACGGCAACTCGCATCAACACCCGATGCATAAGTTCCTCGTCTTCGCATGCCAGCTCAACGGCACACCGATCAAAGAGTTCTCTGATCACCTGCTGATCCAGCTGTTTTGCAACGTCGTCGCTTTCGTCGACAGCGAGTAAGTACTCTTCACCATATTGCACCGCGACCTTGCGCACCTTGCCGTCGGCAATCGCCTGGTCGATCGCTGCCTCAGTGGCTTCCGCGGTCATCTTGGAAGAGCTTGTGAGGTACGGAAAGAGCGCCTTTGCCGCCTCAGTGCTGATACACAAGCTTAATGATTTGAGGTCATTGGACACAACAAAGTACCTCCGTGTCCAGCCCTGAAAGACCCGGACACGCTCGGGGGTTGCGATATTTGACCGCAACGACTGAACACGGAGGATTCGTGAAATCGTTGCGTGTCGATTAATGCCGCCTTTCAGTGCGGCACAGGTGCTGTAGACGCGGTTGATGATAAGGTCAAGCGCTTTTTTAACAGGCGGACACTCAGGAATAACGCGCGCCAACAGAAGGGTGCTCCCGTGGATCAGGGTACTGATCGACCACACTCTCCAATTTACGAATCGTTCGGACCGTCGCACTGTAATCGGGATTGGTCATAAGACCGCGAAGACTGGTATTCTGAATCCCGGCCATCGTCGCCATCGTGTGGTACTTCAGATTATGGGTTCGCATGTAATCTCGGATCTTTTCGAGTGACTGGTCGATAAGTAGCATCTCACTGACCCTATGCCTCGTGCGCTTCTCGATCACCTCGGCCAGAATTTTGGCATTCATGTCACCTCTCCTTTTAAGCTCTTGATCTAATTAATATTTTTGCGCAAAATAATTACATTGTCGTCCTGTGTTTTGGAACATGATGTTCCAAACTCCGCGATGCATCTGTTGATATCCTGACGCGAGCGCTGGATGTAAGCTTTCGCCCAGGCACCCCATGTCCAATGTTTTCCGCTGGGGTCGAGTCCTGCCTGCTGAGTCTGGACAATTTCCTTCATCGCCGCGTAGCGCTTGCCTAGCTCGATACGTGAGGTGCTCTCGATCTGCCTACACTCGGCGAGCAGTGAAGCCAACCGCTGGTCTGCTGGCTCAGCCGGCGCAGTCGACGCGGTCTGGCTCGTAGCACGTGAGCGCTCTGCGTTTAGCGCGGCGGTCACGCCCGCGACCTTCTCATCGGCTGACGGACGGTGGCGCGCTGGAAATGAGCGAACCCGAGGGTTAGCGAGCGCCTCGTCGATCCCCTGTGGTTGCGCTTCTGCCGGCATGCGAGCGATGCGCTCGCAAGTCGACAACGGTAGTCGCTCACTGGCGAGCATCTCCTTCAGCATCGTAATGCCCTTGTTCTCGATGACTTTGCGCCGACCCCGTTCGTTGCGGTCGGGATCGCGCGCGGCTTTTTGAGCGGCTTTCTTTTTGGCCGCTTTCTCGGCAGCGTCCTTGTGTTGTTTCTCAGCTGCTTTAGCCGCCTTCTCAGCTTCCTCGACCGCCTTCTCGGCAGCCTTCTGTTGTCTAACGGCATCACGCTCGCGAGCAGCGGCCTCTCGGACGGCCCGAGCCGCTTGAGCAGCGGCGTCACGTGTCTCCCGGCGTTCCTGCTTAACGCGCTGCTGTTGAGCTTGCAGCGCAGCACGATCACCATCAGCCAGTACGCGTTGGAAGAGCAATATGAACTTTACGATCTGCGAGTCGAAAAGACGAACCTTATCGATCATCCAGCTGTTCATGTCCCACGGTACGACCCTTCCATTGGGAGCCGTACGTGATCCATATTCGCCAGATTCGATCCTGCTCTTAGCTTCGAAATAATCTCGTGCTACACAAGCGCCATAATTAAACGCTTTCCGATAGTCCACGCGCAGCTTGTTGGCGAGATCGTCCAATTCGTCGATGTTTCTCGGCATACCTCAGACTCCAAAAAAAGAGGGATCGACATTAGACCATCGATCCCTCTTGAAGTTATACCAGATTAGACTCAGGCGATCTCGTCTTCGGTCTCGCCCTCTGTCTTTTCTGCTTCCGGCTCGCTCTCTGTCTTGGACGACTGATCAGTAAGCCGCTTGATCCAACGCTCCCCCGACGGCGAGTGGTACTCCAATAACCCGCACTCCTTGAGAAAGGTACGTGTGCGTATCTTGGCGGACCGGACCGTAGGGTCAAGACCCGCATCGATCATCAGCGCATCCACATCGGGAAGTTGTTCACCAATTTCCATCTGTGCGATGCGGTCTTGGATCGACACGAAAGCGTCTTTGAGAACGCTTTCGACGACTCTCACCACTTCAGGAAAAAAGTGGTCATAGAAAGCGTCGTACAAGTCCAGAACCAGATCGGTTGTAGTGTTATGTTGCCGAGCCAGTTCACGACAGAACGAGACCTCCTCTCGTCCCCGCTTTGAGGGCATTTTTTTATCTCCTTTCCACGAGATAATCTGCTCGCAAACGCACCATACACCCCGCGATCTCGATATGCAAGCGTTTTTTTCCCGAATTAAGCAATAACATGCTTTTATCTTATTTTTCAATTTTCTTAGTTGACTTTTTAAAAAGTTTTGTTAGATATTAGAGCCGCCACTGCGAATGACGGGCCAACGATTGCACCAGTGCAATCGTTACGGAAAGGATCGAGCACCACCATGATAAGCATAAATGAAATGCGGGAAGAGCTGCGCAAGCTCGAATGTCGTCCAGGGTTGATTAGAACATTGTTGGTCGCCGCCAAAGCGTGGGACAAGATTCGCAATACGAAGACATGGGAAGGCTGGGTGATCGTCGGCGAGTGCATCGAGTCGGCGCGCATGACAATGATGCGGCAGCAGCGCTTCAACTCCACCATCAGCGCCGAGTACAACGCAGCCTGGGGCCAGATCCTGAGAGCAACCGAACTGGACGAGATCCCGCCGCGCGACCGTTCGATGCTCAAGCAATGCATCGAAAATCTGGAAGCGATCACAGCGTGGCGCGCGACTCTGGACGACCGCGACAGACTGCGCTTCAATCACCCCGCGACCGTCTTTAAACGCTGGCAGGAATCGCTCCCTGTCGAGTGGCCGGAAAGCGACGATATCGGTCCCACGCCGGGCGCGACACTACCGCCGTTCCGGCGACCAAATCGAGCGCGCACCGGACCCAATGCCACGCAGCGCCTGCTCGACAGCCAAGAGGCGACGATTGCCGATCTGCGGCAGACGATCGACGAGCTGCGAGCTAAGATCGCCCAGCTCGAAGCGACGATTGCCGAGCTGCAAGCTCAGCTGGTAGGCGTCGAGGCACGCGTATAACTGGATGGAACGAGCGACCGAGAGTACCAAATTTGCGAGAGCGAGCCAGACATCACGAGTAGGACCACACCAGGCGAGCGAGCCAAGAGACCGGAGTCGAACCAGACGTAATGAGCGAGCCATGCGTGCATGAGTTGAACCAAGGAACGAGAGCGAGCCGTCACGCCGGAGTACGAACCAAGGAAGTCGAGCGAGCCATGATTGGAGAGTATGAACCAGGATGAGGGAGCGAGCCACCCGCGACGAGAGCACCATATGGTGAGAGCGAGCCATGATTGGGGAGTATGAACCAGGATGAGGGAGCGAGCCACGGTACATGAGAGCACCATGCGCGAGGAGCGAGCCAAAGTAAGGGAGAGTGCCACAAGAGCGAAGCGAGCCATGTCAGCTGAGAGCACCAAACAGTCTGAGCGAGCCACTCGGCCCAAGTTGAACCATTGAGGCTGAGCGAGCCACGAATATAGAGGGCACCATGAATGTTGAGCGAGATGAACCATACGGCGAGTGCGAGCCAGTGCGAGCCATTGCCATTGAGAGCACCAAAGAATATGAGCGAGCCGTGAAGCGGGAGTTGAACCATTGAGACCGAGCGAGCCACAAACCTAGAGGGTACCAGGGATGATGAGCGAGCCATCATCAGTAGAGAGAACCAATACCGATGAGTGAGGAACCATGAAAAACGAGAGCACCCCAATCGACGACCAAGACGACGCGTTTGATGATTTTTCCACCGCGGTGCGGCGGCTGACCCGGGAACTGCGGAGCGCCGCCGCAGTGCTGGGAGATGACGCGGCGCGCTACTTGGTCGACACGTACTACGACATGCAGCACGACCGCATTCGTGCGGCGGCGCAGATCCGCCAGGTCGCCGAGGGCGAGCCGCCCAATGCCGTGCTCGACTGGCTCGGCGGATCGTTCGAGACCCTCGAAGAGGGCATCAAATCCGCGCTCGACCAGTACACCCGAGCGCACCGCATGGGTAGTTTCATGCGGTCGATTTACGGCATCGGCCCTGTGCTCAGCGCCGGGTTGTTGGCGCACATCTACATGGGTCTGTGGTGCAGCGTGTGCCATGGCCGCTCCGCAGCGAACTGCGCCAAGCGGCAGGCCGACAAGAAGCGGAAGCTCCACAGCCACGTCTATACCCCGGTGGAGTCCTGCCCGACTGTCGGTCACATCTGGCAGTTCGCCGGCTTGGCGGGCGACGGGCAGAAGCCGTGGGAAAAAGGCACGAAGCGCCCGTTCAACGCGCGGCTGAAGGTTATCCAATGGAAGGTCGGACAATCGTTCATGAAGTTCAGCAACCAACCCGAATGCTATTACGGGCGGTTGTACCGCGAGCAGAAGGCGAAATATGTCGCGAACAATCTCCGCGGCGACTACCGCGAGCGGGCATTGGGGCTGGCGACCAAGGTCGGCCGGGACACCGAGGCGTTCAAGCACTACAGCACTGGCGTGCTGTCGCCCGGCCATATCGATGCGATGGCGCGGCGGTGGGTTGTGAAGCTGTTCCTGGCGAATCTACATAATGAATGGTACCGACGCGAATTCGGCAAAGAGCCGCCCGCCCCCTACCCGATCGCGATACTGGGACATGCCCACTATCGGGCACCGCCCACCGCTGCTGAGTAACAGTCGGCCGTTCTGGGAATAGCCCCGCTCAACCGCGCAGAGGATATCAAATGGCGCACAAACTCACTCAGGACGAAATGATCTCTGCTGAGGAAGCGTTGATCGTGGACGTTCAGGTGGCGATCCACACCTTGATGCTGGATCGTGGCCTGAGCCGCGCCGATCTCGCGCGTGAGCTTGACGTGTCGCAGGCGCGCGTATCTCAGATGTTCTCTGATGATGCCAAGAATCTTACGTTGAGGACGGTCGCTCGGATTCTCCGGGTACTTGGAGCCACCGCGGGAGAGTTGTATCAAAGCTGCCGAGCGAGCCAAAGACCGGGAGTTGGACCAGGCGGCCTGAGCGAGCCAAGCGGCGGGAGTTGAACCATATCATCGAAGCGGGCCATGGAGCCGAGCTGAACCAGACGAGCGAGCCAATCCTCCTGAGAGTACCATAAGGTTCGAGCGAGCCAACGTAAGCTGAGAGAGCCATAAAATCTGAGCGAAGGCCAGAAGAGGTGAGCGAGCCACGATACATGAGAGCACCATATTGCGCGAGCGAGCCAAAATTAGGGAGTTGCGCCTCATGAGCGGCACTCCGTTGCTGATTGGCCCGACCGAGCATGCCGCCCTCGATGGCCTGCGCCACCTCGCCGCCCGGCATCCGGTCGACATGTCGAACTTGATGGCGCGGCTGCAGACGCGCAACGGCAAGCGCGTCCACATGCGGCAGATGAGCCGGCAGACGGTCTATCTGCCAGCGGCCTACGCGGTGACGTTCTCGATCGAGATCGGCCACCCGGCCGGCGTCTGTCGCCACATGAGCCTGTCGGTCGAGCGTGAGGGCCGCGTCCCGAACCGGCACGCCGTGTGGGCGGTCGCCGAGGAGCTGGGCTTTGTCGGCGGGCTTGCCGCCTGCCGAATCTGGCTAGAGGAACTGCAGGGTCATGGCAAGGCGGTCAATGTCGTTCAGCCGGTCAATGTCGTTCAGCCCGGTTAAGATGTATGAAGCGTCTCGCAGATATCCTAATGGCGGATAGTTTTTTGCGGGTACAACGCGACAGTAAGCCCTGTTTTATTCGGTCGCGGCAACCCGGATCAATTTGTGCAGCATCCCGGCCTCGACATACCCCGGGTAGCAGTGATCGACCGCGACACGCAATCGCGGCAGCGCGAGCAACAAGGTCTTCGGGTTGATCTCGACACCGCGCGCGGCGAGATCCCCCGCCAGACAATCGAGCCCGATCTCCAGCAAGGCGACGCGGTCCTGCGCCTGATGACGCACCGGCGCGGCTTCGGCGGCGAACGCGGCGAGCTGGCGCACCCCCTCGGCAAACTCGACGCGGCCGACGCCGTGGCGCCGGTCGCGCAGAAAATCGCCGAGCCCATAGCGCGGCATCAGCACGCCGCGCGGCGTCAGCCGCGTCAGGATCCGCCAGACCTCCTCCTCGTCGCGTGTCGTCCTGACCGGCGCCCGCGCCTCCTCGTAGTCGAGCAGGTTCTTCAACTGGTCGCGGTCGGCCACCGACAAGCCGAGGATCTGCTTTTTCAGTGCGGACAAATCGAGCATCCGCCAGCCTCTTTCCGGTGTCGCACGCGCGGTATATAGTCGGCGAGTCGCCGATCGGCAACGGCAAACGAGTCGTGTAGCGGAAGTGTAACGAAATCGAGCGTGTCGCGTTGCCCGCCGCGTAGAGAGCATGATGGATGGCGAGCGCGTCGTGCCGCTCCCCGACACGACGGAATTTGACCGAACAGCTGGGATCCGAGATCCAGCTTCGAAAGGTCGGCTTGCGCTCAACCCATGAGGTCTGCTAGCCCTGCACGTACCTGATCAGAGCGATTCTCAACGAGGCATTAGAAATGGCCCGCAGTCGAAGACGACGACAGTTTCAGCCTTATCCTATCCATCCCCTCGCCGAAATTCCGCCAAGGCTTTCCGATGAGGAATTGCAGGCGATGGCCGATGATATACAGGAATATGGTCAACATCATCCCATTGTGCTGTGTGATTGGAATAACGGCGAGGGAATACAAAAAGTTGTCGCTGATGGTCGCGGTCGTCAGCAAGCTTGTCAAATTGCGGGTGTCGAACCGATCTACGAAGACTTGCCCGCAAATGTAGACATCCCGGCCTACATCAGATCATGCGCACTAAGGCGTCGCAACATGACGAATGGTCAAAAGGCCATGGTCGACGCAATGATGGAGCCTGATGGCGTCGGTCCAGGGGATGGGCGCAGAGATCCTGTGCTTGAGCGGTCTTTTGCACAAAATAGCGAAAATCGCAATGCCGCTTACCAATCACTGCACATAGCCCGGAAGATTCTAAGCTTTTGTGAAGCTCTGCCGGACGACTCACCTTTGAAATCATATCCCGACCAAGTCAAGAATGGCCAAATACCTCTGCGCACGGCATACAAAGCCTTATCCAATTTGTGGTCCAACGAGCAACAAGATATCCGACGACTGCGTGAAATTCGAGCGGCCTATCCCGAACTCACCGAGCAGCTCGACAATGACGAATTGACGCTGGCAGAAGCGGAAGCGCTGGTTCGAGCTATCGAAGAGGAACGCCAACGAGCACTGGCGCTGCGTACGCAAAATCCCCTGTTGGCCGATCGCGTGAGCAGCGGCGAGCTGTCACTGGCAGAAGCAGAAGAGCAGGCCAGCGCGATTGCGGCCAATCAAGAGCGCGAACGCGTTCTCCTCATGCAAAACCCGGAGCTGGTCGAGCGCTTTCGCAATGGCGAGCTGACCTTGGACGAAGCAGAAGAGCAGGCTCGCGCGCTCGAAGAAGCGCTGTCGGCCCCACCGCCCCCGGTCGATGTGATGGCGCGACTGGTCGCAGCTGCGACCGACATCAATAATGTCCTGCGTCTTGTGCAGCCGATCGACATCACGCTGCCCCGAGCCGAGTTGGAGCAACAGCTGAGCGCAGCGTCGCGGATCGTCGATCCTTCAGATCGGTTACAGGATCAGACCCGCGATGTTCTGCGGTCAGCGGTTTGGAGTCACTACGTCCGTGATCAAAGCTCAAGTTTCCATACTATACTCAATCAAATAATGAATGCGCGAGTCCCGGTTCTCCAGGCGATCGAGCTGGCCGACAGCCACCAAGAGCGAATCAGGCGTGTCGATAACAGCTTGTTTGAAGTCTACATCGACGAAACCCTGCTCCTGCAAGCCCAAGTGGCGCAGCTGCTGGCTGCTTTACGCCGTGAACGCGTCGAAGATCGGCGCGAATTTCTTACTGTTGTGCAGGGAGGAGAGCATGTCTAGGCTACGCCTCCGCACGAGACAGCTATTGATACCGTACTACTACGAGACGGTTGAAACCTGGTGGCGCGGCTGGCGGGTCCTCGGGCTGGACTGGAAGCACGTGCCTTATGACAATCCCTTGCAGACTGCTGCCGATCTCGCGCATTTGCTTCTGTTGCTGAACCCCGAATTGGGGCCGATCAGTGCCCCAGAGATACACTACCTCGAAGCCTGCCTACACGATCAGTTCAAGTCGGGCGATATCGATTGGATGCCGGGGAGCAGAGCACGATGGCAACCGGGACCTGAGGTACCGCCCGGTCGAGTGCATATCAACACGCGTCAACCGCGACTATACCGCCCCGCAGAGATTGCGGTGCGTGCGTCTCATAATCGAGACGCTCTGGTTTCCAGTGCTAAAGCGGATCGATCTGCCGACAAGTCGAGATTTGCCGGGAACCGGATCATTATCGAGCAGTGTCATAATTTAGGAGTATTTTCTCCGCGCATGTTCGCGCATCTGCAGCGCTGGAGTCAACATCTCGAACAGGATATGACCCGATTTACCGAGGAGATGGAGGATTATGCTCAAGAGCTAGAGCTGGCGATCTGATGAGTAGCGTTGATGGCTTCTGAAGCGGACCCTCGACCGCACCGCGGCAGGCTTGAGCAAACCCACTTAATTGGGTTTGGTGGTGAGCGAACCATGCCGCTCCCCCGACACGACGGAATTGACCGAAATATGACGGAGACACCGGCAGAAGTCGACATCTTCACCGACGGCGCCTGCCTGCCAAACCCCGGTGCCGGCGGCTGGGCGGCGATCCTGCGCTATCGCACGACCGAGAGGGAATTGAGCGGTTTTGCCCCCGACACGACCAACAACCGCATGGAGCTGATGGCGGCGATCGCCGGTTTGGCGGCGTTAACCCGGCCGTGTCGCGTCCGCCTGCACAGCGACAGCCAATACCTGCGCGATGGCATGACCAAATGGATCAACGGGTGGAAGCGCAAAGGATGGCTGACCGCCAACCAGAAGCCGGTGAAGAACGTCGACCTCTGGCAACGGCTCGATGCTTTCGCTACGCAACATCAAATTACCTGGATCTGGGTGCGCGGGCATTCCGGTCATCCCGAGAACGAGCGCTGCGATGCTTTGGCAAACCGTCAGATCCTCAAACGTCTACCACGCCTCGCTGCAGTTCGCGCCAAGTACGAGGAACGACGCGAGGAACGACGTAAACAGTCGCATGTCGACCGGTTACAGAAGCAGTCCAAACCGCAGACATAGATAGTCATTATCCCTATCTCGGCTCATGCCATAGCCAGAGCAACTATCTCGGCTCATGCCATAGCCAGAGCAACTATCTCGGCTCATGCCATAGCCAGAGCAACTATCTCGGCTCGGTGCATAAGGTATCTCATGCAGCACCGGCTCCTTAGTCCAACGGCAGAGTCCACTCCCCCCGCCGCGAAATTTCGAGAAAGGTTCGAAATTCCGAATTTTTGCCAAAGACCGAATCAGTCCGTGGAACTCGGGATACGCGGCGAGGGGAGTGGCTGATGATAGATCGATCTGATTTTAGTCGACCGACTCCTTGGCGCTTTGAGCAACCCCTTTTTGTGGACGGGCCGGTTACCCCTGTACTCCGTTTTCGACGCTCAAGCCAGCATGCGGGCACTGGTCCAGCCAAGCGCGCCAGGCATCGCTTGGGGGACATCGGTGGGCAAGTTGCTTGCCCTTTTTGAAAGGTGCGTGTCTACGACAGCAGGTGACCGCGGAGTCCGTCAGGGCGCAGTTACCGCTTGCTGAAGTCTTGTTCTTGGGTCTGCCACCCGGCGAAAAGCCGGGGGAACGCATCGCCCCTCCTGTATCGGGGCAGCTTGGCTGCGTTCGCTACAGTGGCTTTCGGCACCGATCGATTTTGAGCTTGCTTTTCCAGGGGCCGCCAGTAGAATGGCGGGCAGGAAAGCGATCGCCCGCATCGATCGACACTTCCTAGAAAGCCGGCTGGTGATGATCCCACCAGTCGGCTTTCGTCATTCGAGGGGGCAGCCTAACCCCCGGATTTCCTCCCTGTCAAGCGGCTCCAACCAAAATCCCGCCTGAGCCCCGCCAGAGCCCGCTGAGCGCTGTTTTCCGGGGCGGGCTACCCAAGCACAGCCAAACCCGAAAGGGCGCATGCTGCGCCAGCAGCGGTGGTTCTGGCGCGATTTCCGCTCTCCCCGAGGGTCGCGGCGCTCCTGCGCCATGGCTCGCTCATGTCCGTTGGTTCAACTCTCTCCTTTTGGCTCGCTCACATGGTATGGTTCAACTCCGACTACATGGCTCGCTCACATGGTGTGGTTCAACTCCCGCTCTGTGGCTCGCTCCTGCTTCATGGTTCGACTCAGTTCGAGTGGCTCGCTCCTGGAAACTGGTTCAACTCCCCCGTCATGGCTCGCTCAATCGCTTTGGTACAACTCGTTGATCCTGGCTCGCTCGTCACCCTTGGTTCGACTCACATTCCATGGCTCGCTCGGTGCTATGTTCCACCGACCGGCGCCGGCTTGCACAACCGGCCGCTCTCCAATAGGCTGCCCACACCCTCATCCTCATCCATTCGACGGAGGTCTTTTGGATGGGGTCGTACTGGTCTTGCGCGCAGACGGGACCGCGCCGTGAACCTCTAGCATTACGCAATCTCAAACGACAGAACTTTCACGCCTTCTACCCGCTGTTTCTGGCGCGGGACAAGCGCGGCCGACAAGCCATTGTCCCGGTATTCCCGAGCTATGTCTTTATCGAGCTGAACGACGAGACTGGGCAGAACTGGTCGCCGATCAACTCGACACTCGGGGTCACCCGTCTGCTGACCCGCGCGGGCGGCGACGAGATACACCCGTGCCGCATCGAGTTCGCCGAGGCGCTGCACCGCATGCGGATCCGCGATAATAGCGCTGAGCCGGATCTCCTGCCGGTCAATACCCGCGTGAAGATCCGGCGCGGCCCCTTTGCCGAGCGCGTGGCACTGGTCGAGATGTCGCGCCACGACCGCGTGCGTTTGATCCTCGAAGTGTTTAATCGCGAAATTATGGTCGAGTTCGAGATCGATGCGGTCGTGCGTGTATAATGCAGATAAGCGGGGGCAAGGGCGGCCGGGACGGGCACAAGGATGATTTCTCAAGATGACCTGATCGCGCAACGCGATGATCTGATGCGGGAAAAGCAGGACAATCTCGATAAGATCAACGAGGTGCGGCATTGGCTTATGCAAACCCGTGCCAGTGCCGCCATCACCCGGCGTTACAGTGACGCCAACCAATATGCCAAGAAGGTTGCCGAACTGCGGAACCGCGGCCAGTCTGATCAGAAGCTCGCGACCGAACTCGGTGAGGTGAATCGGCAGTTGAAGGACTACGTCTCGATCCTCCACAATCGGCGTACGTTTGCAGACTGCTTTGAGGCGGTCGCCCGCCGTGAATTACCCCCTGAACTCCATGAGAAGATTCGGGCGCAGGCGACAGCGCTGTACGGGATTTGGAAACAAGGAGAATCGAACGAAAGGCAAAAGCTCGAAGCCGAGCGCCGATTTTGGGAAGGGTATCTGCGTACCGCCGAACAAAAAGGGCATGAGCAACCAGCCAACCGACAAGCACTGCGCATGCTGAATCGGAAATGGTAGATGCAGGGTCGCGCGCTGCGCGACGGCATGGCGCCGCAGGGAAGCATGGAAGATGCGACGGATCACGCTGACCGGCCTCGGGCTCACCGCTTTTCGCTCGTTTGTCCAGCCCACGCGAATCGACTTCGCCACCCGTGCGGGGCTGTCGCTCGTCACCGGCGACAACCTGGCTGAACCGCGGCTGGGCGGCAACGGAGCAGGCAAGTCGTCGCTGTGGGACGCCGTGACCTTCGCGCTCTACGGCAGCTCGGTCAGAGGATTGCGCGCCGCCGATCTGATCTCGTACGGGCACGCCGGTCTCGAAGTGTCGCTCACGCTCGCTGTCGACGACGACGAGCACCTGATCCGCCGCACCGCGCCGCCGCAGCGCATCCATCTCGACGGCGAACTGGTCGAGCAAGCCGATGTCGAGCGCCTGATCGGGCTCGGCAAAGCGCGGTTTCTCAATTCGGTCGTCTTTGGCCAGTCGACGCCGCTGTTTATCGACCTGCCGGTGCCGGCGCGTGGCGATCTGCTCGACGAGGTCCTTGAGCTTGAATTGTGGATGCGAGCGGCTGACCGGGCTGCCGTGCAGAGCCGCGCCAAGACGACTGAATTGACCGCGTTGCGCAGTCGAATCGCGCGGATCGAGGGGCAGATCGAAGGCTTGGGCGACATTACCCGGTTCGACGCTCTCGAAGCCGCATTCAAAGACGACAAAGAGCGGCGCATCGAGGCGGTGCTGACCAGATTTGCCGAGCACGAAACGCGGCTGGCGGCGCTGACCGACGACCTCGCCCAGGACATCGAGCTGACCGACGAAACAGCGGTGCGCGACCGGTCCCGCACCTTCAGCGCCAGCCACCACACCGCGCGCGAGTGGCTGGCTACGGCCAGCGCCGAGCACAAGATGATTTACGACACGATACAGTTTCTTGCGCGCCACACGACATGCCCGACCTGCGGGCAAGCCATCACGGCCGAGCATTCGACGGCTTACGCGCACGCGGTCCGCCCCCGGCTCGCCGAATTGGCGCACACCTGCGAGATCAGCAAGCTCGACATCGCCACCACCGAAGCCGAGATATCGGGCGCCGAGATCACGCTGCGCCAGGCAGTCGCCAGCAACGAGCGAAAAAAGAGCGAGCGCGCGGCGCAGCAGCGCGAGGCGCGCCATCTCACCGAACTCCTGGCTGACCTGGAACGCCAGGCGGTCGCCATCGATGCCGAAGAAAACCCGCATGCCGCCGAGCGGTGTCGCGTCGCTGCCGAACGGGCACGGCTGGATGCGGCGCGGCACACCGCGCAGACTGCGGAAGCGATGCTGGTTTCCGAGGTCGCGGCGCTCGACTTCTGGCGGCAGGGCTTTCGCCGGGTGCGCCTGTTCTGCCTTGAGCGGGTCCTCGGCGAATTGACGATCGAGACCAGGAATTCGCTTTTGGAACTCGGTCTGCGGGACTGGGAGATCACCTTCACTGCGACGACCGAGAGCAAGAGCGGTGTCGTGCGCCTCGGTGTCCAAACCGAGATGACTGGTCCGAATGCAGACTGCAAATTCGACATGATCAGCGGCGGCGAGGGGCAGCGCGCCCGGCTCGCGACCTCGCTCGGCTTTGCCAATCTGGTGCAGCGCCATGCCGGGGTCGTGTTCAACCTGGAAGTCTTTGACGAGCCGACCGCCTGGCTGTCGGAGCAAGGCGTCGAGGATCTCTTGGAATGTCTCCATGCTCGCGCGCTTGCCAAGAACCGGGCGATCTACATTTGCGACCACCGGAGTCTCCAACATACCGGATTTTCGAAAATCTTGCGTATAATCAAGGACGATCGCGGGTCACGGTTGGCAAATTGAGAAGCGACTGGTATATTTAAAGAAGCCGAACCAATGGAGAGAACCAACAACGAAGAGCGAGCCGTGCCATCTGAGAGAACCAATGTAGGCGAGCGAGCCGGAGCTGACGAGAGAACCATGGCGAAGGAGCGAGCCATTGGGGCAGAGAGCACCAAAATCACGCGCGAGCCACGCTTTTTATGAAGGGAGGTGATGCCGATTGGAACCTGACCCGGAAGATTTACGATCAGGCCCCCGGCAACGGGGGCCGTTCACCGATGAACGGACAACGCAACTCGCGGACAATTTGTGGACTTATCCCTGGATCACTGCGACGGACATGCGGCGGGCGGGGGTTGACCCGCGTCGGCATCTTCGATGGGACGAGACCGCGGCGACGCTGTATTATGTGATCAAGCGGTCGATCCCGCCGCGCAGCGGGTGGGTTGGCCGGTTTGCCGTCGACTCTGATACATTGCGCTGGCTGAACCGCCAGCTGAACCGCGAAAAAGCCGCTCGGGTTTATGTCGTCCTGGTGGAAAACTTTGACGATGAGTCGCCCGTCATCCATCATTGCGCCATGCTCGACGAGATGCAGATCCGCTTGGCGAAAGCGCCACGGCTGACGAGTAGCGATGGACACGACTATTGGTGGGTCGACGACAAAGGGAACGTCCCGCGTACCTTTCGCGGACCGTGGCTGCGCAATTCACCTTTCTGATTTGACGGAACCAGATCCCGGCAGGTGAGCGACTCGACTAACTGGTTGACGTTCGGAGTATAATAAGAGTATAATAAGAACTGAACTGGGACATGCCGGTGCAATGCCGGGAATGGAAGAACGTGATGAAGGATTTAAAGACTGAACAGTTTCTCAACAACGGCGGCTTCAAATGGCGGTATCTGCCAAAGGTGCCGCTGAGCGAGATCGACATCAAGGCGTCGGAGGACAATCCGTCGCGGATAATCCGGCGGCTCAACGAGGACTTGGCGATCTCGTACGGGATCGCGATGGAGGCCGGCGACGAGTTTCCGGCGATCGTGCTGTTGCAGCTCGACCTGCAATCAGCCACCGCCGCCCCCGGGAAAAAGTACCTGATCGCCACCGGAGTGCACCGCGTCAAAGGGGCCGAAGCGATCGACCGCAAGGACTTCGACGCCTATGTCGTGATCGAGCCGGACAAATACCGCGAAGAGGTGCTGATCCGACAACTCAACACGATCGAGGGGCAGGGCGTCACGATCCAGGACCGCATCGCTCAAGTCCTGCTGTTGCACGAAAAGCACCCGGACCGGTCGCTGCCCCTGCTGTGCAAGGAATGGCGCCTCAGAGAGAAGACTGTCCGAGCCGCATGGACCGCCGATCAGGCGCTGCGCCGGGGTCAGCGCTTCGGGTACGACTTCAACCGCGCCAAATTGTCCAAGGCCGCGCAGATCCAGCTCAATGCGATCCACTCCGACGTGGTCTTTCAAAAAGCGGCGCAATTCGCCCAGATGACTGGGGTCTTGCCGGTCGAGATCGATTCGATGATCCGCGAGATCAAGAAAGCCCCGCGCGAGGAGACGGCGGGTCTGGCGGTGGTCGACAGGTATGTCGATCTGGCAGTGAAGCGCATGCAGGAGGCGATGCGTCGGCATGGCCGGATTCCATCGGCCCCGGCGCAGCGCATGCTGGGCAAATGCAAGGCTCTGCTGAAGGATATCGAGGGCAACACCATCGACCATCTGCATCTGAGCGCGGTCGGCGATCTGGATCAGGCCATCACGGTCTGCGAGAGCGCGGTCGAGCATCTGAAGAAGGTGATCGCCGAGTTGGAGCGGCAGCGGCGGCTGCGGGTGGCGCAGTCGGCGATGATCGGCACAGGCGCTGCCGCGGTCCACTGAATGTCCCAGTGCGACGGCGGTACGGGGTGGCAGAACCGGGTGTACGCACAGCTGCGCGACATGCAGTGGCACAATGTCGGCGATCTGTTCGAGGCGGTGGAGAAGGACATCCCGCTGCACCACGCCATGCGTGCGACCCTGCAGCTTCAGCGCCGTGGCGGCGGGCTGCCGTCCGACGGCGGCGGGCTGCCGTCCAATTTCGAAGCTCGCTGGCGGCTGTTCCGCACGAAGATCTCGCTGATCGGAGTCGATTCAGAGCCGCCGATCTCGGGCAAAGGGTATCAGTGGGGCACCAGGATACGGTTGCGCTATGTCGCTGGGCGGGTATGCGAGGTGTGCGACGGACCGGTGATCAAATCGGGTTGGACGGCGCGCAAGGGTGTGGTATGTCTGGCGTGCGCGGCTGGCGAGCCGGTCGGATCGGCGGTCGCGCCGGTTGTCGAGTCGGTACCACGCTTGCAATCCGAGATGCAAGCCGCTGTCTCCGAGTTTCGCGAACCCGCATCGTGTGACGGCGACGGGCCAGCGAAGGGGTCTGGTGAGCCCGTCACATCCTCACCAGACCCTATCATCGACGGCGAGCCGGCTCCTGCCCTTGCGCAACCGCCAGACCGACACCGAGCGGGACGGCGCGGTCGACGGCGGGGCTCCCGCCGCCACGTGCGAGACCACGCCGCTACGCCCGTGCAAATCGTCACGGATCTCACCGAAACGCTCATCGAGCACACGGCGCCGCTTCCACCGCCTGTCGCGCCCGTTGCCGCGCCTGTTGTCGTGCCCATTGTCGTGCCCATTGTCGTATCGACACCGGCACAGGCGTCGTCGCCGATACTGCCTCCGGGACAGCCGTCGATGGTAGCGTATCAGGTAAACGGACACGTGGTGAGCCTGCACGCCCGCAAGGAGCGGCACATCGCATGGTATTTGAAACGGTTTCTGGGGGGCTCGATCAATGCTCTGGAGCGGGAGCTGGAGAGAGAAAGACACCTCGGCGCCGGAAGAGCCATGGTACCCAACCTACTGGTCAAGCACGGATCGAGCTGGGAGCGCTTCACCAAATGGCTAGGCCAGACTTATGGGTGGTTCAGAGCAGAGTGATTCATGGTCGAGAACGATCGTGACCGGCTGATCAAACTGCTGGGCATGCTCGGCTCGCACTTCGACGGCGAGGTCGTCAACGCCGCGCGGCTGATCCACAAGCTGGTGCGCAACCGCCAGCTCGAATGGAACGACTTGATCGTCCAAATCGGCGGTTTTCGCCAACGCCCAAAACAGCGTGATCTATTTGCCGAAGAAGACACGTATGATTCCCGTATGGAGCAGATCGAGCGCTGCCGGCAGCATGCTACCTTGCTCAGTGCTTGGGAGCGCGACTTCATCGACTCGATCGCCGAATCGATCCAGCAGTGGAGGCGCTTGACCGAAAAGCAGGCAGCGGTACTGGACCGCATCGTCGAGGAAAGACTGGCGCGGCGCGGGCTGTGAATTCATGCCGCGCAAACTATCGATGTGGACGATCTATGACCACCCAGCCGATTATTGCAATGGCTTTATCGCCCGGCGCTTTGAGATTGGCGGCGGCGCCAGTGAACCGGTGCCGACCAGGGATACATTGACCGCATCCTCATTGTCCGAGTTGCGTGCCAAACTGCCGCTCGGCCTGACCCGCTTCATCCGCGAAGCCGGCGACGATCCGGTCATTGTCGAGACGTGGTTGTGAGGGGGGGGGAGGTACGATGCCTGCAAAAAAAGATGAAAGTCTGCCTGAGCGAG